ATTATCGATGTTTAATCGATTAAATCGGCTGCAGTTGGCTCCGCAATAGCCATTGATTCTTCAGACGATTCTTTTTGTTTTTTGTTTGATTTGCGACGATTTCCGCCACCGCCGTTGGCAACTTCGCCATCCTTGGTCTTGGTCGGCTGGCCACGAGCTGCGGTGCGGGCAGCTTCGAAGGCAGCGGCGTCTTCAGCGGAGGCAACTTCGTAGCCTTCCAGTTCGACGACCAGGGCGTCAACGCCGGCTTCGTCGTACTTCGGATGGCGCTTCAGCCACTCGACGCCTTCAGCGATCTGGGCTTCGGTGAACTTGGTGGTTTCCACGACGTAGGCGAAGTTGCGGGACTTCTTGACGTCATCGACCTTGCCGACAGTTGTGCCGAACTTCGCTGCCAGGTCCTTCGTTGCGCCGCCCTTGTTGCTGCCAAAGCGCAGAAGGTGCACGACTGCAACAGGCATACGACCTTGGATGATGTTGGGGTTTTGACCGCGTTCCATTTGAATCTCCTTCGGGTTGAGTGATGTGTGTTAATTGATGCTACAAGTGCTATTCTAACGTGCTGGTAGATGATGTAAACTGTTTTGATCCTGAACCATGATCAATTACCTAAGGCCGATTTCAAGATGACTCCGATCACGGTACAACCGGCAACGACCAGGCCCAGGATCACTTTGCCAAGCACGATGCTGCCCTTTATCAGGGCATTCATTACAAGGTGGAACGATTTCATATGCTTCTCCGTATCACATAAGCATATTATATACAACCTAATTCGTCTCTGTTCGTCCTAATTATTAAACTTTTGCGCTCTGATGAGCCGTTAAAAAGCTACCTATATGTAGCTACGGAGCAGCTATGATAGGTAAGTTCAGAGCGCAAAGAATTTAGTTCAGAGCGGAATGAGTATGCTACCTTTGCTAACTTTTTGAAGCTTTGACCTTTACTTTAACTGGGACGTCATACATAAGGATCTCTCTGTACTCCGCACGATGCGCGTCGAAGTCCGACTCTAGGAGTTTGTCATAATCCTCTGTACGGATTGGATGTTTTGGATCCTTTGGGATGATCTCTGCACGCTCCAATCCTTCAGGGAGCCAGACCCTCTTAAAAATCTTTGGCGATGTCATGGGGCGCCTCTTCAGGTACTTTTCCATCACGAGCTTCGGCCACTGCAACAGCTGCCAGCATCCGTGCACGTTGATCTGGGGTCATAAAGGCTTCAATATCGTCATCAAGGACGTCGAGCGGCGCACCAGGAGCGTCGGCTTCATTGTCACATTGGACCGGAGCAGAAGATTTTTGTGCTGGGCCGGCATCAAAAGTACTTAAAAGCTTACGAAGTTCCTTGAACTCTTTTTCAAGTTTGCCAAGGGATTCGTAAATCCGCTCCAGTTTAAAATCAGCAGTACTCTTCATTTCGTCCAAGATTACAGGATTTCGAGTACCAGCAACCCGATTCCTGCGTTTTCCGCTTCTACGGTATTCAATCAAATCCTCAATGCGGTTGAAAACCCGATGATTGTTCGCGTGATAGCATGCTTGACAAGCCAGTACACAGATTTTTGGGAAATCGTCTGGCACATCTCTAGGTACTATGACAGGGCACACAGGGTACCGATCATCTTTGGTCAAGACAGTAAGATCTTTGCCACATACAGGGCAAGAATCATAATTCTCGACAGGATACATAGGGGCTACTTTGCTAACGTACGAATATGGGTTTCGTATTCCAAACGGCATTTATGATACTCCTTCAATTCTTCGACAGATTTGCAACCCGCGTTCTTATATTGCTGGTAACAGGTTGAGCATACATAGATGACAACCCGCTCTCCACCAGCCTCGCCGAACTTGGGCAAATAAAATGGATAACTAGGGCGATTAACAACCGCGTTCTTCCGACATACAGGACACCACACTTCTTCGGGCCATAATTTAACATAACCAGCCCGTGGTACATGGGTCATATAAAGGTTTACATTACTCATGATTATATTATATACACAAAAAGTAACATGATTCAGATTAAAATCATCGAACCATGCGCCCCTTACATAGGTCCGTTAATTATGCTATTGTATTACTGCACTAATATTGTTATAAACTACTGCAAAGTTCGCTTGCAATATTTATTTTAGCTGCTATGTAAGTACTTATTAAGTCTTGGCTATACAAGAGCGCTATTTGTCGTATACCCTACTTTGCTACTTTTATTATACTACTTAATTTAAGTTTAGAATAAATATAATGCAATAACTATAAAAAGCTATGAAGTGGCGCAGTTGCGACTACCCTCACTGTGTGAAGTTACTGCATCGTGGCGACGTGCCTGGCTCCTGGTTCCATGCTGTCAAGCATCCTTCAGAGCGCAGTTCTTAACTTATGTTAGTACTTAATTAAGGTTCATGGTCAGTAATGGCATCCATTCTACGTAAGAACTTTTAAAGTACTTTGTTTGTACTTATTAAGAACTTTTAAAGAAACTCTACCTTAAAATTTAAAGTAATTTTAATTAGTACATTGGTGGGAAAGTTTCTGCATTATAGACAATATACCAATGTCATCCTGACTAATTTTTACCCATGCCTGACCTTGCGCATAGGCATCAGCACAAGGTGCGTTTTTATGTTATAATGTTGTAGTTATCTTGGGACCAGAATAAAATGCTGTCAGTAAACGCAACAATGGATGCTATTGTCAAACGCCTTGGGGCTAAGCAGAAAGCCTATCGTGATATATACGAAAAACAACGCAGCGAAGATGTCCTCGTGCTTGGTGCGTCGTGCTTCGAACTGGACCGTGAATCTCTTGGAAGACTGATCGTGAAGCAAATCAAATCATTCTACTATCATAATAAGCCAGACCGTGTTGGATTTGTAACAAGTGATACGCATCTTGGCGTCAAGTGCGATGTTACAGAAGTGCTCATTGTATGCATCTGGAATACTTAAATTCTTTTTGCATATTTAAATATATGCCCTGGTAATATAACTTAAATCATCTGGAATATTACAAATAGATAATGTCAGTCGATACCTCATTCGATTACTACTCTTCATGTGAAACGCCTGTTGATTGCGCTAAATGGATCGCTTTTATCCGTTGTTTCTGCTACGTACGCACGCCTGCATGTATCTATAGCATCATTAATACAGCTACTTCCCACAGGGTTTTCAGAACTACGAAAGTGGTTGCAGTCCCAGATTACATCTCAAACATCTTAGTTGACCTTTATAAATTAATCGATGCGCGCGAAGCCTCTATTGCAGGCAGTGAAGCAGAACTTTCTGTGTCATTGAAGGACCTCTTTATTGAGAAGGGCGTGCTTCCATATCGAGACAGAGTTGTGAGTTCTACGTTCAAGCCGAGGGGTGTGGAGCCATATGGGATAATGAAACAGACAGTCGTTCGGTTGGACGAGGGGTTGGTTAGGCTGTGTGCGAGGGCTGTGGGATCGAGTGAGTCGGTTATGCGACGGGCGTTGGTGATGGCTGTCACGCAGGTAGGTAGAGGTGTTGTGGACCCAAGCCCGTTGTGGTACGACGAGGCGGTTTGGGTTAACAGATCAGGTGGGTTTTGGGAAAGAGGAGTAGTGTATGATGAAGGTTATTGAGTTTCCAGGTACAGGGTTGCAGGACGTCGTGCAAGGGTTAAGGAACCTTGCGACTCAGTTGGAGAGCGAAGGGGTTCATGTGCATAACTTGGCTTATGTGATGGATATGGGCGATGCTGACATACAGGTCGGGTTATTGGGCCAGGCGCCGCATCCGGCTACGACGTGTCACTTTCTGTTGGCCGTCGGTCAAGCGAAGATGATTCAAGGAGCATTAGATGACAACGAGTGATTTTGATGATAAATCAGCCGAGAAGTTTGAAAGGCTTGGTGCGATGTACGGAACTGGTCGACCTGTGGTGTTCTTGACAGCGAATCAGATGGGTAAGTCTTGGGTCATCGCGGCAGCCGCAGAGGCATTGCGCAAGGCTGAACAGAAACGGTTGGATGAGTTGAATAAAGGCAATCCAGCTGAAATCTTGAGAGATTATGTAATAATGTCAGGCAGAGAACCTGACGATGTCGTGTTCGATGAGTGGTCGGATTTCGTTAGTTCACCTATTGGTCAAGAAGCATTGGCCGCCTTCGATCGGATGAAGTTGCAGATGGTCGATGCTACGGATGCCTTCGTTAAGTTGACTACCCAGCTGAAGACGTTGGAATTGAATTCAGTCAAGCTGTCTAAGCCGATGAAGAAGAAACCGTACTTCCGTGAGCATGAAAAGAGATCGCGATGGTAACAGAGCTTGACAGCTACAGGGATCATGCAGTAATCCAAACGCTGGATGGCGCTGCTCATGTAATCCCTGTTATCACGCTTAAGCGGTTCGCAAGCGGTCATTTGTCTCTAGACTTCATTGAGGACGGTGAAGACATTATGCGGTCTATCACAAATAGTTGGTTGGCTTCACTGAAGAAGAATCACTAAGGGGAGACTAGCATGGATATATTGAATCTAATTCAGAAGTGGCGTGAAGGATGCAAACTCGCGAAGACAAAGCCGATTGACTGCGCTGCATGTACTGAGAGGCTAATTGACAATATAGAAATGCGTGAAAAGATTAGTCAGTTTAGTGGGTGCATAACGCCGAAGTTTTACATGGTGATTGACCGTGTAAGAGAGTCTGTGACCTTCGCGACCCAGGCGGGGTCCGAATTTGTATCCGTGAAAGTAAGCGACCTTACAGCTTTGTTGCATGAATTCTTCAGGATTGACCGTGAGTTGCGCCGGTTGAAGCCTTACATTCATGTTAATCCATCAAGCGCAAGAGACTTTGATTAAGATGCTACCGCGACTGGCGATGCGCTGTATAATAAGCTTGTCAGTCGATAAATGAGGTGAATCATGGTTAAAGTGTATAAAGATACGAATATGTCGATTAAGCAGCGGAAGGCTTACTCGGCTTATATTGGCGAGCTGTCGACGGAGTTTTACACCTGTTGCTTCGACCATAACTACGAGACGCAGATTGTTGACATGTGCGGAACGGCAACGACGTATGGGTTCGGTTATGTCTAACTGTCACATGTGCGGTACATGTTGCATAGAGATTTCTATCAGCTCGCCGATTTACTTGCACCATCCTGAAGGGAAACCTGCAGGAGTCAAGTGTGGTTGGCTGAATGACAATGGTCTTTGCGACATCTTTGGTTCGCCGAATCGTCCGGCCGTCTGCTCGTCGTTCCAGGCTGATGAAGAAATTTGTGGTAAGAACCATGAAGAAGCCACTAAGTTGATTCGTTGGTACGAGGCTGCAACGTCATGACAACTGAACAAGCGAATGAATACTTCGATGATGCTGGCTGGAATGAGTCAATGCGGTTCTTGCCTAACATTGAGCATCGTGATTTTTGGAAGATGTATTGCATGGGGCAAGAACTATGACAAACAAAGAACAAGCCGCTTTTGAGAAGTGGCTAAAAGAGAATGATCCGTCTGGTGATTCGACCTGTATTCACCTGCAGTGGACCCAGAGCAGTGAGTATGCTGCACTGTTTAATTGCCCTGAGTGTGGCAGTCCTAACTGGATTCAGATCGATGACGAAGGCAATGCTGTTACGCCTGAGTCCACGTTCTTTATGTGCTATGACTGTGGATATGCGAGTGACCCAGAATGAAATGGATATTCAGAGGCGCGACGGCATATGAGTGGCAGATCGGTCGATTGTATGGCCGGATCGTGCATCTTACGGGTGGCAACTGGAACTCCTGGAAGGTTTGGAAACGTTTCTCATTTGGATGGCAGACAAAGTGAAGATTCAGGTTAACGAGGCATTTATCAGTGATACCAGGGAAGTTAAGATTCAGGTGCAGACTGGCGGCAAGTGGATAGACTTCTATAGTGAATTCAAAGAGATGCTGAATTACGTAGGCGTCGGCTTTCATGGCATGGCCGAAGCTGAAATAAAGATTGATGGCGACAAAATCGTCAATTCTCCGAAGTTTGATGGTTACATCGATGAAATTAAAATCTCATCTATTGCAAAGGAAATATAATGAGACTTAGTATGATTGTTGGTGACAGGACAGATTCCAGCGAACCCCATCAGTATGTCATTTATCTTGATGGCGTTAAGCAGACACTGTGTGTTATCGCTGACGAAGAAAAAGGCATGGTGCGTCGCTATAAGCGCACCAAGGTTGGAACTATCATGCGTGGCCGTACAGGTCTTGTTACCGAAGACATTTACGGAAAAGTAAAGATCGAGAGGAAATCATGAAACGCGTTGTGCTTTATGCATTCGATTTCGAGCCTATCACAATCCTCGAAATCCATGATGATGTTTGGAATTGCCTGGACCGGTATGGAATCGTTCGGCTTGATGTACCTGTCGGACCTTCGGCAGTTCCAGTATCTGAAAATGTTTCTCAGATGGCATTCAAGTTCAAGTGTGTTACGATTCGCGCTGAACGTATTCGCCGTAATCACGATGAAACACTGATGTTGTTTACGCACGATGAATCATCAGCTCTCTTGTTGCAAGCGGCATTTTTGCCTGGTCAAGTAAGCGCTATTCAAGCAATGCAATCAAATGCATTTGCTCATGGCTTCTTGCACGCATTGAGAGCCCTGAAATGAATGCAGTGAAGATAGAGCAAGACGTCGGTGATGGAATGTTCTATGTCAGAGAGCGGGTTAAAACTCTCTGGAAGGCAAAATCCAGGCATGGTACGATGTGCGGGGCACTTCGGTCGTTGTTGAAAGAATGTGAAAATCAAACCGGAGAACCTCATGATACGAAACAAACTATTTCCGTGGCAAATGGCTCAAGCACGTAGAGCTATGATGGTGCCAATTCTTATGCCGTTCCAGTGGTGGAATATTTACTGGACAACTTGGAGCGAGGTATATCGTGTCATCTATTCGCCGCAACCTAGCCGAAGTTCAAGAGGTGCTCGACACCTGGAAGTCGTTGTGTAACGATAAATCGTACTTCAGCGATTTTATTTTTGCCAAGCACGAAGCTAACAAGGAAATGGCAGGGAAACTTCAATATGGACAACAAAGTGACAATGCAGAAGAAATCGGCGAATGGTGCCAAGCATTCTGGGAAGCCTTACCGGATTCCCCTTCAATACATGGGCCAACATTCACAAAAATCTGCGACATTGCCGAATGGTGGTGCTTCGGTGAAGATTGACATCTCTGACAAAGCGAAAGCTATTGCCGCATTGAGCGAAGAGTTGAAAGAAGTCGAAGCGCTTCAACTCAAGGTCGGTGAGCAGATGGCTGCGATGATGTTTGACCAGGTTCGTCTAGCTGAAAAGTGCCGCGCTTTGAATCGCAGTATGGAGGCTTTGCTGAAATGAATCAAGACGATTTTAAACTCTTGTTTGAAGTCGTCCAAACCCATCGGTTTATGATGGCTTCTGCGTTTTCAGGTAGCGTTCCACATAATAAGGAAATGCAGGCTTACATGGCTAAAATGGATACGCTTCAAGGCAAGATCAAAAAGGAGATCAAAGTTGGACAAGAATCTTGAAGCAGCGGCTTGGCACTCAGTTCAGCGTGACTTTTGTCTGACAATATCTCGTGACAAGAAGCAGTTGGAGTTGCCTCTTGAGCACAGGTCAGCAGACAAGTTCAACATGAATTGGGCTACGTATCGCGATGGTCAGCGTGTTATGTTTGAAGCCATTGTGTCGTATCTTGAAGCAACTGGAAATCCTGGGTTGGCTAACAGGGTAAAGGAGAAGTTTGGTGGTCGTAGCGAAGACCGTAGCAGGGCAGATACTTGAGATAAAGCGTTACGGCTCAGTGTCATTTGATGATCGTCCTGGCTGGTTATTAGTGAACCAGCCGGACGATTATTCGATGAGAAATCTCAGGTGGATTCACCCAGATGACGTGAAACTAGAATGGATCAGAGTGTTTAGATTCTAGTTTCACGCGTTTTCATGTGTACATTCTATGTCAGTGTAGTATAATAGAATTGTCAAAGCGAAAGGAGTATCAAATGTCATACACGAAAACGTTTTACATCGGTGACGTAGAGTTTGAAGTCACATTCTCATCGACGCCGTTTGTTCCGGCAAAGACGTACGGTCCTCCGGAAAACTGTCACCCTGCAGAAGGTGGCGAAGTTGAAATCGAATCCATCTCGATCGGTGAGTTCGAAGTCAGCGAAGTGATTTCGGAGTCGGTCAATTTCAGGCTTCAACAGATGTGTCAAGAAGCTGCGGTTGAGTGTGAAGCCGATGAACGTGACAGTGCTTTGGCAGATCAAGCTGAAGCCCGTGCGGTTGACCGTGAAGCTAGTTGGGATTACTGATAGGTTTACATAAATATTAAATAAATCATAGAGTGAAGAAATGACTATTAAACTTACATCGGATGAAATCAGAATCGACACCATCAACTCCAGCGATAGCGCGTGGTTTCCACGGATGAACGGGGTGCGAATTACACACCTTGCATCGGGCTACTTTGCAGAATGTACCGAACACTACAGCCAGCAGCGCAATAAAGATACCGCATACCGTCTGTTGCTGGATAAGTTGAAGGATTGGGATGGGGTCAGCAAGGACATGGCGCAGATTCTTGCAAACCTGATTAAACAGCGTGACACCATCCGCGCCCAGCTTGCCGAATCAGTAACAAGGGCCGGAGAAGTGATGCGGGAGCGGTGTTTGATGGTTAGCACATGCAGACAGGAAATCCGCGCCCTGCCACCTGTGAAACTGGAGGATTCAGATGTTCGCGTGCCTGCATGGGGTGAAGAAATGATCGCAATCAAACACCGTTTTAGTGGCGTTGTACTGTGTGAGTTTGACGTTGATACCGTTAAACAAGCTACGGAACAAGGTAAAGCAAACCTAGCTAGAGCAAACCTAGCTAGAGCCAACTTGTACGAAGCTAACTTGGCTGGAGCTGACTTGTACGAAGCTAACTTGTACGAAGCTAACTTGGCTGGAGCTGACTTGGCTGGAGCTGACTTGGCTAGAGCAAACCTAGCTAGAGCCAACTTGTACGAAGCTAACTTGGCTGGAGCCAACTTGTACGGAGTCAACTTGTACGGAGCCGACTTGTACGGAGTCAACTTGCGTGGAGCCAACTTGTACGGAGCCAACTTGTACGGAGCCAACTTGTACGGAGCCGACTTGTACGGAGTCAACTTGCGTGGAGCCAACTTGGATGGAGCCAACTTGGATGGAGAGAAAATCTCTAAAACCCCGCTAGTAATTGTTAACCTGCGTTACTGGTGCTTGATTTCGGATGGCTTCATGCGCCTTGGCTGCAAGCGTTACACGCACCAAGAATGGGCTGCTTTTAATGACAAACAGATCGAGGAAATGAATAAGAATGCTCTTGAGTTCTGGAAGCAATGGAAAGAACCGTTGTTGGCGATGTGCAAGGTTCATGCAGAAGAGGTGAAGAAATGAACTCTAACTTAGAAGCCGTCCTGCGCTATGCCATCGAGCACCGCTGCCGCCCGAGCATTGACGACATCGATTGTCAGAACATCATGACGGAGATTGATGGGCTACGTGCCAGAGTGGCTGAGTTGAAATACCAAATCAACACTGAGGTTGGCTCTGGTCTGCAAATAGCTAATGAGCAGCTCAAAAAACAGAACCGCCAACTCAAAGAAGCCCTTATCGGTTGGCGACAACAAGCATGGCCGGTGGTTGATCAACGTGCCGTGATTGAGAAAGATTTTCCGGAGATTAAGTGATGCCTGATGACATCGTAAAGAAATTGCGCTATGCCACAGACCGTGCGCCGAACTATTCTTTCCTGATGCTGACAGTCAATTGCGGAAAGCGAAGTCTGCTGCACACAAATCATTTGATCCGATTTGGAAAGAAGGTCATAAATCAAGAACTGAAGCCTATGCATGGCTAGCTAATCAGTTGTGCATCGATCCTGGTGATTGCCATATCGGAATGTTCGACGTAGATATGTGCAATCGAGTTCAATCTGCTTGTATCAGTTACTGGACTGTATCATGAAAAAATTAATCGTAGTGCTTGGCACATTGCTTATGGTTGGATGCGCAACAAACTATAAACAAGAGCCGATGTGGGATTGGTGCTATAAGTCAAATGGTGACTTATCAGATACTCGTCAACCTCTTCGTACGGCTGGTTGCCCAACAGTGACCAGCGGCCATATTGACCAGAGTCATCTTCGTGGGTTCCAATCTGAAGTCGGTATCAGAACCAAAAATGTGAAAATAGTCAAATGAGAAAACGATGCAAACGGGTAGTACGCAGTAAGGGTCACATTCTTCTTGAACAACAGGTTCAGCGGATCGTTTTGCCAATACATATTTCGCTGACGATGCTCCCTTTGGGAGCTTTTACACGTGAGCATGCTGATAATCTAGCCAAAGTTATCAACATCGTATTCGTCGATGCTGGCGAGCGTGATCCTGTAGCTATGGATTATGCATCAAGAGCAGGAGAAGTTCTGTGCAAAATGTTCAAACGGGTTAATGAAGGAAAATCCTGGAACACAACTATGGAGGAACGTGAAGAGCTGACAAGTGCTGTATTGGGTATGGACCACTACGTACGAAGGCTGACGACAGATAGATTATTGATTGCCGCCAAAACAGTCGATGCTTTGAATGCCGAAGCAAAGGCAAAAGGTTACGGATTTCTTGATAAAGCCCCAGTGAGGAAAATATGATTTATTGGCCTGAACCGATTTACAAGCGCTTGCCAGTCATCTACGGATTTTTGGGTGGATGCACTATGGCTTATTTCGACAACAAATACGGCGACATTGGTGGCGCTGCACTTATAATGGCTGGTGTCCTAGCTTTGTATGCGCGTTCAAAATTTAGAAGCAACTAAAAGTAGCGCTCTGAACTACGCTCTGACGCGCTCTGAGCTATATAAATGCGCTCTGGTTTTAATCTTTAATATAGTTGCGTATAGTTATACTATAGCATTTATTTCAGAGCGCTACTTTTAACGACTACTTATTCCAATGTAATAACTATGTGGTTTATGCGTTTTCGCATATACAAGAGATAGACCTGACTGTATAATATGCATGTGAATTGATAAAGAGGTGCATAATGATTTTGTTGAGACCTGCGTATGGTCGTAAATACAAATCTCTTGAGGATGCTGAAAAGGATTGGTCAGACGGTAAAGATTTCAAGATTTACCAAGGTCCGTACTGCAGCATTCGTGATTCTGAATTGTTCAAGAGTATGGGTCACACGGTCGCTATGTCTGTTGACAATGATTTGAAGGTTTACAAAGTCATCATCAAAGGAAATTAAAAATGGATAAGATTAATTCGATGTTTGACAAGGCGTTTGTTCCTGTCATCACGTCTGAAATTGAAACTGCAATCATTGGCGTCTGGAATGCAATCGCGCCTGATGCTGCCGACGTGGTTGAAGACAACGAATGCGCCATAGAAATGTGCATCGATGCAAACCGTCTGTCAACCTTCGGCTACCCGGATGAAGAATCCGCCGTGACTAAGTTGATCACGGAATTCGGTTACATGGTCGTTTTGAAAGCGCTGTCAAAGAAAGTTAGGATCGCATAATGCTCGATAAACTTTACGAGCTTCCATTGTCGAAGGAATACGTTCGGCATTGGGGCGTCATCGAAGCACTTCGCGAATTGTTCCAAAATGCTTTGGACAGCGATTCTCCTTTCGAATACTCTATCGGCGTTGACTCGATCAACATTACGAGCAAGTACTCTCGTTTGGAGCCGAAGACGTTGCTGCTTGGAACGACGTCCAAGGCCGATGCATCTGACAAGATCGGATCATTCGGCGAAGGTTACAAGATCGCTCTATTGGTGCTTGCACGCGAAGATCGTCGTGTTACGATTTACAACAACGACCTTCGCTGGACGCCAGAATTTCGGATGAACAAGCATTTCCAAGAGGAAATCCTTTGTATCCGTGAGTCAAAGTATTCTGAAGGCCGAGGCAAAGGTTTGACATTCAGTGTCAGTGGTTTGACGCAATCTGAAATCGACCAGGTCATTGAAACCAACATGCATATGTGGGACTCAGTCGGTCAGGTTATTGACACAAGCTATGGATCGATTCTTCTAGATCATCCAGGCAAACTGTATGTCAATGGATTGTTCGTCTGCGAAACTCGTCTCAAGTATGGCTACAACATGAAGCCAGAGCATTTGAAACTCGAGCGTGATCGCCAGACAGTGAATTCGTTTGACTTAAAGTTCACAGCGAAGCAGATGTGGTTTGAAACGCAGCGCTATGAACAGATCGCTGAGATGATCGCTGAAGAAGTCGAAGATCTGGAATACGCCAATTATGGCACCCCAGAAATGGTAAAAGAAGAGTGTTACAAACTCTTTGTCAAGAATCATCCGAACAGCGTCGCTGCTGGTTCGCAGAAAGAACTTGAAGCTCTTGTAGCTCAAGGCTTGGAACGTGTGGTTTACATTGGCGGTGGCACGTACCACAGCTGCATCACAACATCACCGTCGTATAGCAAACGTGAAGCGATTATTGTCAAGTCGCCTAACACACTCATGGCCGAGTGGTTTAAAGAAAACCGGCAGCACATGCGCCGCGAAGCAATCGCATCATTCAAGGCGTTGTTGATTAAATCTAACGAGTGGAAACTCAAATAGGAGCCTATATGTACCGCATTCATTTTGATCCGCGATTTGGTCGCTTCGTGATTCAAGTCAAGTTTTACGGTTGTTTCTGGCGAAACATCGTGAAGTTGGCTGATAACAATTCAACGACCGAATCCTTGATGTTCAAGACTTTCAAAGAAGCCGAAGAACACGTCCAGAGCATCGGCCTCGACAAGCTGTATGTCGATCGTTCTGTCAACAAGTTCCGTGAATACATGGCCGGCAAAGGTTACAAGCGTATGACCAATGCTGAAGGTCAGATTATCATCGAGCAAGTTTATGCAGGGACTGGACTTCAACATGCGTAAACACAATCTCAAACTGGTCCACAGTTCGGCTACTGTGAAACATGAGCGAAACGTTGTTGGCATCGTGCATCGCTCTTCTCAACGCGCTGAAGACAGGACTCGCAACCTGACTCGGCGCTATTCAACAGTCGCTAACGCGTTCATGCGAATGACCAGCTTCATGGTCCAGGATGGATACGTTGGTGATGTCTGTGAAATTGTGCATCACACGACAGGTCTTCAACTCGGCACAATCAAGGTTACGGCAACGGGCCACCTCAAAATCTGGTTTAACTTGGAAGGAAAATAAAATGGCAAAGACTGCAGCTTCATTCTATTCGGATGACGAGGGTGCATACCACGACAACAATTCGTTTGACGGATTCGTGCAAAACATGCATCGTCGTTTCAATAGCCTAATGGCTCAAAATGGCCCGAACCTGTTCGAAACTCATCTCGACATCTGGCAGATTTACCTTGACAACTTGCCGACATCTGTCCGCCAGTACCACAACTGCAATTGCTGCCGGAACTTCATCCGCCGTTATGGCCATCTTGTAATGATTGATGATAAGGGCAAACAAGTGTCGGCATTCTGGAATCCGCTCGATGCACCGAAGCATTATAAGATTGTTGCCCAGGCTTTGAAGGATGCCGTAGAACATGCGCAAATCACGTATCAGTTCTACACAGATGAAAAACAGTGGGGTAATCACATCACAGGCGTCTGGCATCACTTCGCATTTAGGCCGAACATGATCCTAGTCAGCAACAACAAGCTGAAGACACCGAACCAGTTGGCTGCGGAAAAGTTGGAAGACTATCGTATCCTGGTCGACTCACTCCGCGATTTTGACAAGCAGACCGCAGACATCGCTCTGTCGATCATCAAGACGGACTCTCTATATCGATCTGAGAAAGTCAAATTTCCGATCGAATGGTTTGTCAACCTTCACAATGATCTGTATCGCAAAAATGCTACAGCCCGCCATCGCATCATCTGGAAAGCTGTAGCTGAAGCGCCGGCTGGATTGACTCACATCCGTTCTTCGATGATCGGCACGCTGCTGGAAGACATTGTCAATGGCTTGGATTTACCGACGATCAAGAAGCGTTTTGCAGACAAGATGAATCCGTTGCAATACCAGCGGCCGACGGCGGCGCCCACAGCCGGGAACGTCAAACAAGCAGAAGAAATCATGCAGAAGCTCGGCATCGAAAAGTCTTTGAATCGGCGGTATGCTGAACTCAATGAAATCCATCCGATCTGGACGCCGAAAGGAACGACTGCGAAACCGAAGACTAGCGTGTTCAGCGACCTGGTTCCTGACAAGACGAAACCGTTGGTTGTCGATATCACTGCATACACGAACATGACCTGGGAAAAGTTCAATCGCACTGTGTTGCCTGATGCATCGAAGATCGAAGTGCTGGTTCCTTCGTCTGGACCGTTCAGTGCGTTCTTAACCGCCGCTGATTACACAGCACCTCCAATCATTCAGTGGGATTATCAAGATTATCGCAATCCGCTTTCCTGGTATTTCTATGTTGGTCACCCGACTGCTGATCGTTGGAACTTGAATGCTGGTACGCATGTTGAAGTGACTGCACTGGCTTACAAACCCAATATGGTAGGTCCTTACGCTGATCGTCATACAAATCAAGGTAAGGGTGTGTTGTTTGCACTGCGTCATTGCCGAGATTTGCGTGGTGTGAATCTATGCCTCTTCCCTGAAATCCTAAAGTCTGAGCTACATCAAGTTCGCTCCACGATCGAAGCTCATTCGAACCGTACGAAGGTGAAGAGCCCAACGCATGACATCGCAGCTGGTATCTTGACAACGTTCGATGGACACAAGATGCAAGTCAGTGTACGTGTAACCACGCACGATGGCCGTCGTCAGAACTTCCACATTGATCGTTGGGATTGATCTAGCAATTTGCTACCAGAGCGGTAAGATGCGCTCTGGTAGCGCTCAGAGTAGCTTCAAACTAGTTAGTCTGTAGTAACATATAGGCTAGCTATTTTGAACGTATTTCAGAGCGGAGCAAATATGAAATTCGAAAGTAAGTTCGACATTGATGAGATTGTATTCATTAAAGATTCACGCGGTGGTGTAAAGCGTGGTATGGTTAGTTCTATCGGCATTGACAACACTAAAAAGAATGAGTTCAAGTTTGTTTATCTTATCTGGGTTAGTGATCGCAAGGATTGGGGTGGCCACCACGAACGTGCTTATGAGCACAATATCGGAAAGACATTCGATGAAGCATATTTCGAAGCTCAATCGATGATGCCATGGAATATCATGGATGATGTGAAACGTAAGGATTTTCAACAATTTTTCGCAAAGGAGCGGTCATGACAAGACGTGTAGGTGATGTTGTAATCGTCGAAGTTGAAGAAGACGATGTGTGCGAACTGTGTGGCAAAGTTGATGAGCTTCGCCCTTATGGACCTAATGGCGAGCGTATCTGCTATGACTGTGGTATGTTGAATCCTGAAGCCACCAAAGCGGCTTTGTTGAAACTTTACAACGGTGTTGAATCCGTTGCACTTGGGAAATTATCATGAGCCAAATGAAGACTGAACATGGTCATAACCACAGGGAAGCATTTTGCATTATGTCTTACCGTTGCAGCGACTGCGGTCACGAAGAACGTATCTGGAATAGCCGTGATGGTGTGACGCCTTTCGGCATCGGTTGCCCGAAATGCAAAGGTCATAACATGATGCATGTCGATTGGCAACTTGACCGTTATGCGCCTGTGCACTCGATCGTCATGCAACCAGGTGATCGTTACTTCGTCGATATGACAATGGAACGTGCTCGTCAATATGCAGCCAGGAACGTCGATGCTGCAATCGAAGCATGCCGTCTAAAGCCGAGCCAGCGTAATTACGTCATCAGTGAAGTGGCAAAAGAGTACTTCCATGAAGGGACAGCGCCAGACATTATGGTGAAGACGTGAGATATTACTTCTCGAAGATCAGAAATCATCACTTGTTCGATGTGTATGGATTCAAAGTCTACATCGAATACAGGCCGAGATTGAAAACGTTCGACCTGATTTTTTTATCCGAATATTGGCAAGATGTATGGCCAGGCACAGTTTTATGACAAGTTGGTTTGTCGTAATTCTGACTTTACAAAACTCTGCGCCGTGATCGTCAAGACCATCGATGATTACGCCGCCACAAATGGAAGCTTCTCAACGATCCTGAAAATACATATGAGTGAGTTAACGCTGGCAGAAGCCTTGGCTAATATGTCGACTGAGATCCCTGCGCATAGTTCTAACAACGCGATTTAATCTCGGCATTACAAGTGTGATATAATGTTAGCTTACCATTGCGGTTTCTGATCATCGGCCATGGTCAGTTTGGCTCCAGGACTAATTATCCTGGAACATTTTTCGCTGCAATGATTCCAACCGCTGGGGATAAGAATGATAAAGGAATTTGCAAAGCGATTTGCACAAAATGGATTCTATGTTTTCCCTACTTACAAGACTAAAAACGCTACCTACGCGAAGCCCTATGGCTGGACAGGTTCACCTGTTCGTGAAGAAGGTAAGCAGGGATTGGCAATACCGGCAACAACGCATGAATTTGAGATCGACTCATGGGATGAGCAGATCGCAACTAAGTATAAGTCAGAGGTCTCTGGCTACGGTATCCTAGGCAAGGATATTGTAATCTTTGATATCGATATCAAGGATGGAAAATCAGGTGTAGCCAACTTCGCAGAACTCCGCGAACTGTATGGCATACCAACATCTTCACTGATGTCACGGTCAAAGACAGGTGGTTATCATCTGTTCTTCGCAAAGCCGAAAAAGTTTGCAAAATCACATATCAAGTCAGTTGCAAGTATCACAATTAACGGTCGCCGTTTTGAAGGCGTCGATGTGCGTGGTGATGGCGGTTATGTGCAAGGTGCTACGGCTGAAGGTGAATGGGAAGAAGGCGTTTATACCATCGTCAAAGGTCATCCGGGTGTACCACTAACTGAGTTGCCTGAAAGTCTAGTCCAGTTCTTGGTTGCAGCGCACTTCGGTTCTGATCTGGATGCGATGACAGCAGTTGGCAACAACCAAAAAGCTACAGACACTGCATCAATTCTAAGACGTGGTGAGATTCCTGATTCGATTCCTGATGGTGCAAGAAATGAATCGTTCTTTATCTACCTCAGTGCCTTAAAGGGCAAAGGTCTTGATAGGGATACAGCGAAGCAGCTGGCTCATCAACTAGCTGACAAGTGCGAAAACAAAGAATCTCTTTGGCAGTCAGTCAATCTCGAGGATATGCTTGATCGCATATTCGAAAAGACAACTGAAAACCCATATGACATCGCAATTGACATGGTGCAACGCGGCTTGTACCAGTTGATGAATTACAAGTCCAAACTGACTTACATCATGCCTGTGGACAACCCGTACATTTTGTCAAAGTCAGCACATGACTTGTCTGCAATGCGTGAGTTGATGTCAAAGTACACACGTGGTGTCACAGGATCAGATGGCAAGACTCGCCAGATCAATCCGATGGACGTTGCGATTCGCCGTATTCCTGACAATCAGAAGGCAGACACAATCGGTTACAAACCAGGTTCGCCAGATGTATTCACGATGAACGATGACCCAAGTGGCAAGCGGTATTTGAACATGTATCAATCGCCGTATATTCCAAAATCGATGGATGCATCAGATTTGGAAGTTTATGAACACGATTTCAAGCTACTTGTTTCAAGAGTTTTCGGTGCTGAGGGATCTGAAGAATTTCAATTAGGTATGGACTTCTGTGCATGGTTCATTCAATATCCAGAATTGAAGTGTGTCATTGCTCCATATCTAATGTCAAAGAATCGTGGTGTTGGTAAGTCGCTTTTATTGAATCTTTTAACACGGATCTATGGAGTATCTCGTGAAGGTGAACGCCAAGCACGTATGGTGAAGTTGGATGATTTGTCTGGACGATTCTTTAATCCAACCGGCTGTCTACTCAATATTGTTGACGAAGTCCAGTTTGCAGTGCATCGCAATATGCGCCAAGAAACATCGTTATTCTGGCGTCATTTGAAGAACATCGTGACGGCTGATACGGTGCCAGTTGAAATCAAAGGTGGTGGCAGTTTCAATGTGCCGAATACCGCTGGATTGATTATGGCCGGTAACAAGGGCGGTCACTTTCCAATCGAGGAGCTTGATCGCCGTGTTTGGATTATCGATAACAACCCTCCTATTCTTGAACGCGGCACTGTCGATCGTTTGTTTAATATCGTTCTTCGTTCTGGCACTTCATCTGGAACGTCCGACAGACAGCGGAGCGTTGAAGCGCTTCGCTACGGCCTTCGTCATCATAGCATCAAGCTTGCTCTTGACAGCATTCGTGCTCCTATGTCTGACCTTAAGATGGAAATGATGAAGGCTTCGATGACAGATATCGAAGAATGGATGTACGATTACTTCAATGATCCAAATAATTTGATGGCGGCATCGCCAGTTATAACTCGTAGCATGTTCGTTTACATGATGCAAGTTTCTGACCAGGTTACAAACGAAAATTGGCGTGATGACGCTGAGGCAATATTCCGTGATGCCAAACGTCGTGGTACGTTCCAACCAATAAAATCAAAAAATATCACGGTCCAATTCCCGAATATTCCTCATGTTACTAGAAATGGTGATATAATAATGCCAGATAGAAAAGAAACTATCTACACCTCTAGGGATCACGGATCATTAGATGACAAGAGTTCTGAAGTAATTAGGCAAGCGCTATTTAGAAACCTTCACATGATTACAAAGTGGAAACGCGATGCAGTCGTTAGAGCACAAAAGCAAGCCGTTAACCTCGACCAGGAATTCAATCTTGGTCAAGAAGCATAAATATCAAGAACCGCCCAATCGGTATTGCACAAGATGCTTATGTGTACAACCGACGAAAGGTGGTCAATGGTTAATCAGTAGTAATAAACTCAACCGCAAGTGGGTGTGTGGTAAACACGTAAAAAAGGAAGAATAACATGCATGAGCATTTTACACTTGACTTTGAAACAAGGTCGACTAATAGCCGAATGACCGAACATGCGGCTCTTGAACCATGGCGTAGAAGACAGAATAACGGTGAGATCATGTCATGTGACATTCTCAAACCAGATGGCCAAGTGCTTCAGATTGTTAACGACGATCCGAAGCTTTTTTCATACCGGCTGCGCAGCGCCCTGGCTGAAATGAAAGGGCATGTTTGTTGGGCTCATAACACCGTATTCGACGTTGCTTGGGCTATTGCAGATTTGCAACCAGAACGCTGCGGTGCCATTCCACAAGAAATTAAAGACATTAAGTGGCGTGATACAGGTTTGTTGACAAAGTGGTTGATCAATGGCCAGCTAGCAGAGTTCACACATTTCAGCATCGCTCTTGCAAACCTGGTAAAGACATTCCTGCCGGATCATCCAGATTGTCAAGCATTCCTTGAAATGAAAGCTCAAGGCGTGAAAGCAGGTGAAAATACTGCTTACTGGCTTGAACGTGGTACAATGGACGTCAAGATGACATACGCTTTAGCGATGCGCTTGATGGAGAAGGTTCCTGTGTCTATGCGTAATGGCATGATAACTGAATTCGACTGCATCGTACCTGTGGCTAATAGCTGGATTACAGGATTCAATATCGACCAGAAACTGTTGGAAGAAAATAGTGATTTCTATCTCAAAGCAAAAACACGTATTGCCAAGCAACTAGGTGTGTCTGAAGGTTTGTTCAGTTCTCCGAAGCAGCTTGGAAAATTCTTGTTTGCCGATATGGCATTGACTCCGCATAGCTACACACCTTCAGGTAATGCTGGAACATCAAAGGGTGATTTGATGTGGATCGAGTACAAGCTTCGCTTGGCTGGTCATACGGATAAGGCCGACATCATCAAGTTGATTCTTGAAGCCAAGGAATCGACTACTATTTTCTCAAAATATGTGAAGACGACGTACGAAGCTCTGGCTCACACAGGTGATGGTTATATCTACAGTTCGCCTCGCATTTTTGGTACATACACTGGTCGCATGACATATTCAAATTCGACTACATCGAAGGATTTCGATACTGACGAAAAGACAAAATTCAAAACTAGCATTGCGATGCACCAGATTCCTCGTAAAGCGAAGAAGGTTCGTCAAATGTTAAAACCCCCACCTGGTTACAAGGTTGGTGAGTTCGATGCTGCCGGTCAAGAATCTCGACTGATGGCTATTAGAAGCAAAGATAGCGTGATGCTTGATATTTTCTCACGTGGTTTGAACTTCCACTCTATGACTGGTTCTTCAATTATCGGGATGGAATATGAAGAATTCGAAAAACGTCGCAAAGCAGAAGATGGCGAAGGCCATTATACTGAAGCACGTCAGCGTGGAAAACTTACCAATCTCGCATGTAATTTCCGCATTGGCGGTAAAGCATTATCTGAGCAAGCGTTTGAGAAGTACGAAGTCATGCTCGATATCTCTACTGGTAACCACCTGGTCAAAACTTTTGCGAAGACTTATCGTGGTGTACCCCAGTATTGGGATGATGTCATTTACACCTCGAAACAAAATGGCTATACTGAAGCTTTTGGCGGCAGACGTTTCAAGCTTACAGACTGGCAAACACATCGTTGGGGTACCGAATCATCAGCAATCATGGTGCCGATCCAAGGGTCTGGTGCATCGATGAAGGAAATTGCAATCTCTGAATTGCAGAAAAACGTTCCTGAATTCAATTTCGCTCTTGACTTGCACGATGCTTCTTTTGGCTATATGAAAGAAGAAAATGCAAAGGAAATTTTTGAGCGTGCAGAACATTGTCTAAACAATATTGACTATGAGAAATATTGGGGCTTCAAGCAACCAATCCCACTTCCATATGATGGTATGTTTGGTGACAATTTTGCGGACGTAAAATAATGGACCGTAAATACATCATTGCACCATCACACAATATAGCCAAGTATTATGCTGGAAAGAATGGCTTAGAAACAAAAGATTTACGCATACTCACAACTGCACATGATGCAAATGACTTGCGTGGATTGCGAAATATTGATGTCATCATCCTGAATCACTATGAGTGTGATGATATGCTTACAAATTTTGCCGTTGCACTGTCGTCACGTTCTATAATCAAACTGGAGTTCGAAAATGTCTGAAACAACACTCAACGCTATCAAAAAGCCGGCTGGCATCATGGCATTGTCTCACAGCCGCTTGTCTGATTTCAATCAGTGCCCACGCAAGTTCTATCTGAAATACATCGAGAAAGCTGCCAACTTCCAGATGAAGCAGGAAGACAAGAGCATTCACCTGGTGCGTGGTGACAATGTCCACAAAGCTCTGGAAGCCTACCTGGTCAAGCGTAAATCCGGCGAAAACAACATTCCGCCATCTTCGTTATCTGAAGTCGAGCAGACACGTCCATTAATCGAGCAGTACATCAAGCTCTTCGGTATTGACAATGTGCATCCTGAAGCACAAATATCTATCGATGACCAATGGCGTCGTGTTGAATGGTTTGACAAAAAGTCATACTACCGCGCTATTCTTGACTTGATTTGTCTGTCTCCGCTGGTTGCAGTTATCGGCGACTACAAGACCGGTAAGTACAAAGACTACGCGCCGGCTAATGGCATGGGCCAACTTGAACTATCTTCGGCGATTGCTCTGTCGATCTTTCAGGTCAAGGAAGTTAAGAACATCTACTTCTATGTTGATCACAAGAAGACAATCCGAAAGAGCTATGATCAAGGCGACAAGAATCGTTTGGTCGATCATTTCACCAAGGAACACGAAAAGGTCAACGCCGAGGAAAACTACGATCCGAAGAGCAACGAATTTTGCACCTGGTGCGAAGCAACTAAGGCTCAGTGCAAGCAAAGCAGAAAGCTGTAAACGTTTAAATTAGTAGCGCTCAGCGCTACTTTTTAACGCTCTGGTTAGCGCTCTGATCAACTTCATAATAGCTACTTAATATGTAGCTTTAAGCTAGTAGTAATGAAGTAGTTTAGAGCGCTAATATTTTATTATATAAAACAACAACTTAGATAATATGCTATATCACAGAATTAGTGACAACGTTTTCTTTATTTTACCTACGGTAGCCGTCGGAATTGATGCAGACGGTCAGTATTTCTTTGAAATCGCATGGTTCAATGTTGCAATTGGCTTAGGGAGTTTAAATGATTAAAGTACCTGAAGGTTTGATTTGTCGCCTTGACTACACGAAGCCTATTCCTCCATTGCCTGATGCGTTTATTGCATGGCCTGGAAAAGATTCAAGCAAACCTAAACCGCCAATTTTATGGCTTGACACAAATGGATCGGAACCTAAAATGAGCAATTTGCCAGATGAGTTTGTTGAGTTAATGGCTAAGAAGCGTAAACTCGAACTGTTGATACAGAATGCCATCATTGAATTCGAGGACGAGTATCATCATGTTATCGAGATTGAAAGTATCAGACTAGAGCGAATGCGAGCTATTGGACCTCGTCAAGCACTGTCCGTTGTCTTGATCAAAACAGACATGAAGGTTTCGTAATGGGCGTCGTTACTCCTGAAGGCAAAGTGAAGATGTTTGTTCGCAAATACATGCGTGAACATTTTCCAGGTCATTTCTACTACTCGCCTATGGGTGGCGCGTTTGGCAAAGCAGGCATGCCTGATCATATCTACTTATGGAAAGGTATTCTGATTGGCATTGAAATCAAGGCAGACAAAGGCCGTCTGTCAGATCTACAGTCAGAAACACTCAAGCAAATGTCTGCTCAAGGTGCGTTGTGCGCTGTAGTTTACGGCAAGGATATTGCAAAAATGGATCGTATCAAAGCTGCAATTTTGCAAGAACATCAAAACAGAGAGGGTCGTCGTGTCATTGCTCCTACCATTTGACAAGTATCACTGGCCTATGCGTAACCCAGAACATAGTCCGTATTCGCACCAAAAAGAAACCAGCATCTTCTTGATCATGAACAAACGGTCGTTTGTGCTGAATGACTTGGGGACAGGCAAAACGTTGTCAGCACTGTGGGCTTGTGACTTCTTGATGATCAATCAGAAGATCAAGAAAGTGCTAATCGCGTCGCCTCTATCGACTATCAAGTCTGTCTGGGGTAATGAGATCTTTTTCAACTTCAACAATCGCAAGTATGCTTTAGCACACGGCAGACGTGAAGATCGTGAAATAGCTATCAAGTCACGTGTTGACTTTGTTATCATCAATCACGATGGCCTGGTTTCGATGCAGAATGAACTCATTCGTGAAAAGTTCGATGTGTTGATTATAGATGAATTGACCGCATTCAAGAATCACAAGACTGACAGATACAAGGCGGCTAAGGCAATTGCCGATAAGTGCAAGGCGGCTTGGGGCATGACTGCTGAACCGACGCCAAACAGTCCTATCGAGGCATATGCTCAAGCCAAGATTATCAATGATGCTAACCCATTCTTGCCGCCATTGTTTACGAAATATCGTGACATGGTTGAAGAGAAAATAACGACGCACATTACAATGCCGAAGTTGGGTGCAGAGAAACTTGTTCACAAGATCTTGCAACCATCGATCCGTTTTGAACGTGACAAGTGCGTCGACATACCTCCATGTCAGTATATCGACCTTGAAATTCCAATGACGGACAGCCAGAAACGAGCTTACGAGCAAATGCGTAAGCAGTTGGTTATCGAGTATGAAAGCGGTCTCATCACCGCAGCCAATGCAGCAGTTAAAGCGATGAAGCTGACGCAAATCGCAGCCGGCTGGGTGAAAGATGATGAAGGTAATATCCACGAGCTTGACAGTAAAACTCGTCTTGATGAGCTGTGGTCGATCTATGAAAATACGCACCGAGGCAAACTGCTGATTTTTGCAGCATTCCGTGCAGCCGTTGAAGGAACAACAAAGTTCTTCAAAGACAAGAAAGTCAACGCTGAATTCATTCACGGTGATGTATCACAAAACAAGCGTGCAGACCTGATAGGTCGATTCCAAACTGGCGACTTGAATGTGTTAGTCATTCAACCTCAATCTACATCGCATGGTGTTACACTGACTGCTGCTGATACAATTGTGTGGCAGTCACTTGTGCCATCCGGTGAAGTGTATAATCAGGCGAATGGCCGTATTACTCGCATCGGTCAAAAGCGTAAGCAGACAATTATTCACATGATCGGTTGTCCAGCAGAACGTCGTATTAGGACTATTCTGAAGAACAAGGATAGTATGTCTAAAGGCACGCTAGAATTATTCGCTGATCCGCGACAAGAAGACTTTACCGCAAGCAAATCTGATGTATAATATGCTTGTAAGCTAATCTAATGGAGGTTTAAATGTTTGTCAATCCTGAAGCAGCAGCAGAGGCTTTCCAACTGCTGAAAATTCTTGCAGACAGTCTTGGTGAAAAGACTGCGCTATCTCAACTTGATTCCAAGATCTACGAAGCCGTCAATGATATTCGTATGCTGTTGGCTCCGAAGCCTTTCAAGGAATACACAACGATCCAGCAAGCTGTCGGCAACTATGTCGAATATCGTGATCAACTTGGGATTGAACGCAAGGCCTGGGAAGATCATGAACGCGATGTCAAGGATGAAATGACTCGCATCTCGATGTGGCTGCGTGACCGTGGCGATGAACTGGGTGTCGACAGTTTCAATACACCTTTCGGTACTGCGTATCGTAACGTGAAGACTTCATATCGTATCGAAGATTGGGAATCATATTCAAACTGGATGCGTGATACTGATAATTTGCAATGCGTCGAAAAGCGTGCTGCGAAACTGGCCGTCAAGGACATCTACGATGAAACCGGTTTGCTACCACCTGGTTTGACTGAATTCGTTGAAGTAGAATTCAACGTGCGTCGTCCTACGAAAGCAAAAGCCTAATGCTTCGAATTCTGGCAACCGCTGCGTTACTAAGTTTCGCTAGGCCGACGACCGGCAGCGACTTAGATAGCGGCGAATTAACTGAGCCACCTCGTCGGCTCCAGAGTAGTTATGGTTCCGTAAAGAGGTTGCTGATACCCCGGCAACAAAAATCAGCTTTAAGTGGCGACGGCTTGCTACCAGAATCCCAAGTCGTCGCCAATGATTGATGAATCCAAAACATAAACTTAGCGTTTGATTTACTACTGATAAGACTGTTGCAGTATAATAAACTAGTTGTTAACGTCGGAGTGTAGCGCAGTCTGGTAGCGCATCTGCTTTGGGAGCAGAGGGTCCTAGGTTCGAATCCTAGTACTCCGACCACATATGAGAGGGTGCTGTTCACGCGATCGCCGGGTTTATTTCCATTTTCCTGCCTTTCGCCAGTTCAACACCCTCCCATATGTGCCCTGTTAGCATGAAGGTCGTGCAGTTGATTTGTAATCATCAGGTATTGGTTCGATTCCAATACGGGGCACCAACAAAGGAGATTTAAATGGAAAGACAATAAGAGAAATAAAGCAAGATGCTATACAAAATCTAGAAGTACCATAGGAAATTTAATGTAGACAATATTTTATTAAGTTGTTGATTTTTAACTATAGGGGAATACCATGAAAACACTCACAGCAATCATAATCTTGACCGTCGCAGCCACCGCTAATGCCACCGGAAAGCCTGACTTTCCGAACGGTCACGACAACCGTGTGGAAAAAAAGGATAAACCAGTCAAGCCAACCAATCCGACTACTCAATCCACTAACGTTACTCAGATCGCCAATGTTGAGTCTACTACTAAGGTGGCTACTGTATCCAAGTCCAAGTCAACCTCAGTTGCCAAGGCCGAAGGTGGCGATGCCTCGATTGGAGCCATGAGCTTTAACTTTATTACTCCTACTGGTTCAACTGGACCATCGTTCGTCAATCACGACTATAGCGGTATGCCACAGCAGGCGCCAGCGATGGGTAACAGCTACATCAACACGTCAAACAGCTGTGACAGCGCATCCGGTCTTGGCTTTGTCTTCCCAGGAGGCGGTGTCAACTTCTCCAGCACGGCACTCCGCATGATGTGCGAGGGCCGCTTGAACTCGCAGGCACACAAGGCTTTGGGTGATGAGGACAAGGCCCGCAAGGTCATGCGTGTTGTCGATGAGTACGCCTGTTCGCAAGATGCGGTGTGGGCCAAGATTGCCCGAGAAGAGGGCCTCTGCAAACCGGATACCGCATCCGCGACGACTGAAACCAACCCGGCGTTCAATTCGAAGTAGGGTCAATGGGATGAATACGGAACGGAACGAAGGCCGTGTCGAGCGTACTCACCGTGCTAGAGTTGAGACTGGCCATCCCTGCATCAAGAAATAATATGAATACTCCAATCATTCGGTTATCAACAACGCCGCATACAAACATGACGCCAGTTCAAGCATTATCTTCAGCTTTGGCTGATGCAGAGAAAGGTATGCAGGACGTTCTGATTATCGCTTACGACGAATATGGTGAACTTTATATTCGGTCAAGCAAGATGAACTGTGCGGAGGCTTTCTTTATGGCACATCAAGCAATGAAATGGGCAGAAGCCCCTGGAGAAATGTAATGAATACTATTCAAAACCGTGTTTTAAACATTCTAAGTGCCCAATTTGGTCTTCCTATTGCGGACATTACTCTAGAAAAAAGCATTATAGATGATTTAAGTGCTGATAGCTTGGACATTTATGAAATTGTAATTGAACTGGAAGACGCATTTGAAGTAGTCATTGAAGATGACATTATTGATACTTTAAAAACAGTCAAGGACATTGTTGACTTAATTGTCAAACAAAAGACAGTCTGACCACATTACACTAGGGAGTGGTGTATGGAGATTAAACTAAAGTGGAAGGTAGAGCCTGTTCCAACAGGTCGATATAGTTCCTTTGAAAAAAAGAGGTTGGCCAAGTGCCTCATGGCCTTGCGGTGCGCCGGCTGCAATGATCTACTGTCAGAACGAATACGTTCCAAGACACTTAGAATCTGGAGAGCATGGTCCCTATCCAGATTGGCTTCCAAAGGGATGCACTTAATTCACGCCTGGGTGGTGAAATTGGTAGACACAAGAGACTTAAAATCTCTCGGCAAAGGCTATACGGGTTCGATCCCCGTTCCAAGCACCAACAATAAAAAGGGAATCAAATGTTCGGTTTAATGAATTCTTTAAACATTCATCTTTGCACAGACGCAGCCGATGCGGTCAAAAAAGGCCACGTTTATCCGCAGTCAGAGGGTTACAAAGCTGTAGAAATCACGAAGGTTGTAGTAGTTCGTGAAGGTACCGTCGAAGGTAACTCAACTGTTGACTTGGTCCTTCACGATCAAGAAGGCAATAAATTCATGGTAATGATAACTGGGAATCTGCTTAAGTCGATTCCCTGTTAAACGTTTGAGCGGCCAGAAGTTATTAGCTTTCTCCTTATGAATGGCTAACGAAGGAGCGTCGGTCAATTGACGTAATGAACGGGCGGATCCAGCCGGAGACGAATTGACGAGGGTTGACTTTGCTGGTGGGAAAGAAACCAATAGTTCGATGGAGATTTTCGGCCTCCGATACATGCCGATGTCAACTTGGAGATTTACATGTCAACAAATGCTGTAGCAGTCCCGGAGTATCTGAAGAAGTTCATGGATCAAGGGACATCCAAAGATGCTGACTCAATGGCATCTGCGAGTGTCAGCGTACCACGCATTTCCCTGAAAGGCAAAAAGTTCCAGTTCATCAATGGCGATGATGAATCGAAGAAGACGGAAGAAATTCACATCGTCATCCTCGGTGTCGACCCTGAAAGCGGCCGCATGATCAAGACATTCTATCTGAATGGCTACAATCCTGCTGACACAGCACCGCCTGATTGCTCCAGCTCCAATGGCGTCAATCCTGATTCCTGGGTATCCAATCCAGTTTCGTCTTCTTGTAACGGCTGCCCGAAAAATATTTTCGGTTCCGCTACAAGCCCGTCTGGCAAGAAAACAAAAGCTTGCCGTGATGCGAAACGTCTCTGGGTTGTCAAGGCTGATGAAGTCGAAGGCGTTGTTTATGGCCTGAATGTGCCGGTCACTTCGCTGAAAGACATGGCTGAATACGGCAAGGAAATTCGTAGTGCCGGCATTCCGTTGTCTGCAGTCGTTACCCGTATCTACATGGATGAAGAATCTGAGTTCCCTCAGATTCACTTCAGCCGTGTTGGCTTCCTGAACGAAGAAACAGGTTTGAAAGCCATCGAGCGAAACGAATCCCGTGACTGGATGGCTGGCATCAATCTTCGCAATGCTTTGCCAGCTCCTGAAGCTGGTGAAACCAAGCGCGCTTTACCTGATCGTGCTGTTACTGCAGACACAATTGACAGCACTGCGACCAAGGTTGCTGATGCCGTTGATGTCGACAAGGTCGCATCGAACTGGTAAGTTAGTTTCAACAGTTTCAAATATCTGGCCTTCGGGCCAGATTTCATATGAGGGACTCCCATGTCGAAATCATTAATATTGACACTTGGCCACAATGCCAGTGCAGTAGTTGTCCAAGAAGGTCAAATCGTCGGTGGCTACGAAGAAGAGCGATTCAGCAAGATAAAATCTGATTCGACGTTTCCGATTCAGTCAATAAATCGTTTGAATGAACTATTTGGCGATTCATATGATGATGTTTGTGTTGGTCACTGGTTCACAAACGGCATTCTAACCAATAACAAGTACTTCGACATGGACATGTTGAATCGTCTTGGAAATGGAAACATACATTCGATCCAGACAGGTTTGTCACATCATGACAGTCATCTGTTATCGGCGCAAGTATTTGCCAAGCACTATGATTTCCCATCTGAATACACTGCAATCGTAGCAGACGGTTTCGGCACATTTGGTGAATGCATCTCAATTTACAAGTGTGATGGTCGTGGTCATCGAGTTGCGCATCGCTGCTTCGGTTATGGTAAGTCGCTAGGTATGCTGTATCAATATGCCACAGCGTATCTTGAAATGAAGATGCACAACCACGAATATAAGATGCTTGGCTACGAAGCCCACATCACTGAAGTGCTTAGCGCTTCGCAAATCGTGGCGCTGGTTGGAAAGATTTTCGAAGATGCGAAGGTCTGGATTCGTCAAGTTTATGAAGGCGAAATCGAGAAAGATACTGACCCAATCGTCAACAAAGCTGCACTAGCCGCTACACAGCACGACATTGCCAACCGTCTTGATGGCGTTCTTGAAACACTTGAAATGACCGGCGTTGACTTGTTTGCAAAGCGTGTTATCATTGCTTTCTATGTCCAGGGTATGGTTGAAGCAGTCATGGCTTCAATTGTTAAACTTGAAAATCCGAAGAACTTGCTTGTTGTCGGCGGTTTGTTCTACAATGTCAAGTTGAATCATATCTTGGCGAACATGGTTGAAAAGTTCTGCGTGATGCCATTAGCAGGTGATCAAGGTGCAGGACTTGGTGTTTACCAAGGCATTCATGGTGACTTGTCTTGGCCTGGTCATCTTGCTTGGGGTCATCGTGATTTAAGCAATGTCGAAGGTGATGGAATTATCACAGTTGCGAATAGCGAAGATGCTTACAGCGTAATGGCTGAGTGTCTTGTTCGTGACAAGATGGTCAACATCGTACGTGGCTCAATGGAGTTCGGACCACGCTCGTTGTGTAATACAGCAACGATAGCTCTGCCTGAAATGGCTGTTATCGAAACGATCAATAAAATCAATGATCGTACGACTGTCATGCCAATGGCTCCAGCTATGACCGATGACCAGGCTAAATTGTTCCTGATCGACACTGACAAGATCGTTGGGTCTCTTGACTACATGATCGTTACTCGCAATGTCAAGGATGGATTCAAAGATCTTATTCTTGGAGCGTCGCACGAGTACCCGCTAATCGGTACCAGCACATGTCGTCCACAAGTCATCAAAGATGATGCTTTGATGACTCCACTGCTGAATGACTTTGGTCCACTAATTAACACCAGTTTCAATTATCATGGTGTTCCGATTGCATTCGACAAGGAATCCATCGAATACAGTCATAACATGCAGCGCCAGGGTTTCAACATCACAACCGTAGTTATCAAATAAGGTATATCATGACACACTTCGTAGACCAAGTTATCGAGTTCAATCAACAAGTTCTGAAAATCGAGCAGCGTCCTATTGATATGCTGCCGAAAAACGAATTTGAAATTTCAATGAAGTGCTTGCAGGAAGAACTCGATGAATTCGAAGAAGCCTACAAGAACGGCGATTTGATCGGTTGTATCGATGCCATTATCGATCTTCGTTACTTTGCCATCGGCGTCCTGTACAAGAAGGGTTTGACGGCTGAAGCCATCAAGCTCTGTGATACGGCCGTCCACAGTGCCAACATGGAAAAGAAGCTCGGCACCAATGCCAAGCGTGCCGTTGAAGGTGCAGCCGATGCCGTTAAACCGGTTGGCTGGATTCCGCCGGAAGAACGTATTATCGAAATCCTGGAAACGGTTGGTGCAAAATGATAGTCATCCTTGAAGGTCCTGATAATGCTGGTAAGTCAACTCTCGGCAATAAGCTGGCTATTGATCTGCACCTTGATCTGATTCATCCTGGTGGTCCGCCGAAGAATTTGGTTGAAGTCATCGAACGTTGTCAGGAACAGTCGACTGTATTCAGCCATAGTACTACAGTTGACTTTATCTTTGATCGGGTTACGTGCATTAGCGACCAAATTTATCGTGGTCGTACCGATCTGTACAAGCTTTTCGATTTTTACCAAAATGATCTGCGGTCGGCGAAGAATATCATTATCATCTATTGCCGGCCAAGTGATGATCGTCTGCGTAATTTCGATGACCACGTTCAGAAGGATCATGAAGATGAAGCAATTGTCCAACATGCCATCGATAACGTTGACCGTATTATCAATGAATATGATTCAATAATGGATTACCTGATGAGTGACAAACATGTCTGCATCATCAAGTACGATTTCGAGCGTGATACGCATGAAGCCAGCTATCACGCTATCCTTGAAATGTTAAAAAACAAGAGGAACTGCAAATGAGCCGTAATTATAATGTTTGGTTGGCTATGTTATCTGAGTGCATGTATAATGGCTTTGAGACAGCGCCACGTGGCCAACGAATTCGCGAGCTGGAAGATTACAAACTCACGATTGATCCGATGTACCCGTTTATGAACTTCAAGCATCGCAACTTGAAGATCGAGTATTTCAAGAAGGAAATGCTATGGAAACTGACAGGTGACCCGTTCAATCACGCCATCATGGAACACGCAAAGATGTGGGAAAGCGTGCAAAACAATGATGGCTCATTCAATTCAAATTATGGTCAATACTGGTTCGGTGAACAGATGGGTTTGTTTGTCGCATTCAATGAACTGGTGAAGGATTTGTATAGCCGTCGTGCAGTGATTCCAATGCTACGTGCGTCGCACATCGGGCCGCAGGTTAATGACACGGTTTGTACTGAAACAGTAGGTTTCCGCATCCGTGATGGCAAACTCAACATGTCAGTTCACATGCGGTCTTCCGATCAGATCTTCGGTCTTGGCACGGATATTCCGACATTTGCATTCCTTCAGCGTCTACTGTTTGGCATGCTTCGCTCAGTGTATCCTGAACTTAGCATTGGTAATATGACCATCGTGGCTATGAGCAGCCATATCTACGAACGTCACTTCGAGATGGTTACAAAGATCTTGAAAGAACCAACTGTAGCTGAATGTAGTTTGATGCCGATTCCATCGATCAGTGAGGCATTCAAAATCGCTGCAAGTGGCGGTGCTATCGATGCATCTTGGGGTCACTTGGCTCGCTGGCTTGTAACTGAAGGAGCTTAATGTGGGTGCGGATTTCATAATCATAACGGTAGTTATCGGAACATCCGTAAGGTTTCGTAGAATCGTTAGGTTATGGGATCCGCAAACTTGTTTCCTGAACTATGCGAGTTTGAACTATTCTAGCTGTATAATAGTTGTACCGCTAAACAAGTTACTGGAGTCGAAATGATACGTCGTCCTACAGTCGATGAGTACTTCATCATACAAGCAATGCATGCATCCAGTCGTGGATCATGCATTCGTCGCAAGGTTGGCTGCATTTTGGTCAATGAAAAGAATCATGTTCTTGCTACAGGTTACAATGGGCCGCCTGCTGGCGAACCTAATTGCACTGAGCAACCTTGTGAAGGGGCAAGAGCTCCAAGTGGCACATCCTTGCATTTGTGCCGGGCAATTCATGGCGAACACAACGCCATTCTACAATGCCCAAACATTTTCCAAATTCACACGGCATACGTGACAGCTTCGCCATGCAATCAGTGTATGGATATGCTGCTGAAGACGAGTTGTAAGCGGATTGTGTATTTGCAAGAGTATCCGCACTCTACAGCTCGCATCAACTGGATCGAATCAGGTCGAGATATCGATTGGATCTTTGACAAGATCGATGATGAATCACCTGTTCACATGTTCGCAAATATTTATGGATTCCAATCATGAAACAATATCTTGATTTACTGAAACAAGTCATTACTAACGGTGAGTGGCAAGGTAACCGTACAGGTATTGATACAAAGCGTATCGATGGTGCGATGCTGCAATTCGACATGAAAGACGGTTTTCCAGCTGTTACAACCAAGAAACTTGCTTTCAAGCAAGTCAAGGGTGAACTTATCGGATTCATCCGTGGTTATGATAATGCTGCGGCTTTCCGTAATGTCGGCTGCACCATTTGGGATCAAAACGCCAATGAAAATCAGGCATGGTTCGATAACCCAAGTCGTAAAGGTCTTGATGACCTGGGTAGGATCTATGGCCAGCAATGGCGCGGCTGGTACCACGACACATGCGGCCGTATTGACCAGTTGAGCAAAGCTATCAAGGAAATCCAGAACAATCCGACAAGTCGCCGTATTATCGTGTCAGCATGGAATCCGGCAGACCTGAGCGAAATGGCTTTGCCACCTTGTCATGTGATGTTCCAGTTGCTGGTTAACCTTGACAAGGGTGAGTTGTCGATGTGCATGTACCAACGCAGTTGTGACATGTTCCTTGGCATCCCTTTCAACATTGCATCGTACGCTTTGTTGCTTGAACTGATTGCTAGAGTTACAGGTTTGATTCCAAGGACGTTGACGATGTTCCTTGCTGATGTCCATATTTACAGGAATCATATGGAGCAAGTAGTTGAACAACTCAACCGTGAACCGCGCACGTTGCCGAAGCTTTCGATTTCGCCGGAGTTCTTGTTACGTAGCAGCGATCCGGTTCGTCAGCTTGAATTGTTGATGCCAGGTGATATTGAATTGCTTGACTACAATCCGATGGATGCTATCAAAGGAGACATGGCTGTATGAAAATCCAATACAAGACCGAAGGTCGTGTCCAGATCGATTGCAAGGATCGAATTAGTGACACGATCGTTTTAACGTGGGTGAAAGGTGATAGCAAAATCATTTTGCACTCTGGTGGTTCACACATCGAAATTAGTAAAAATCAATTGCTGGCGTTGGCTGATCAAGCCGTAACCATTGCTGATGATATTTACCCAGATATGGGTTCGTTGCCGAGGCCTGTATGATTACTCTATATCGCAAAAATGCTTTAGGCATTGGTATGTGGTCAATCTGGGCTGAGGGCGATACACTGCATATTGCACATAGCTCAACCCTTGATGGATCACCTGTGCATCACACCGAAACTGTTCAGCGTGGCTGTCAAGGGCGTTCTATTGTTGAACAAGTCAATTCACGAATTCGTTCACGTATTTCGAAGCAACGTGACAAAGGTTATGTTGATAGCATCGAAGAAGCAACCAAAGGTGCATTCAATCAACTCGGTCTTCTCCCACCAATGCTTGCCAATGTTTATCAAGGTCATGAAGCAACTGGTCGAACCGCCTGGATGCAACGTAAATTGAATGGTTTGCGTTGCCTGATTACTCGCCAAGATGGTCAACTGATTGCATACTCACGTCGTGGTAAGCCTATCGAAAGTATTTACGAGATTCTTGAAGAAGCCGACCAGTTTGTCAGTGAAGGCGATACGGTTGATGGTGAGCTTTATGCACATGGCACATCTTTACAAACGATCAACTCATGGGTCAAACGTCGTCAGAGTCTCACTGGTAAAATTCAATTTGTGATGTATGATCAGATATCGAAAGATTCTTTCTCTGATCGTCATGATGGATTGATTGATATGGTTAAAGGCCGTGAGTTTAAACGGATTTTAGTCCTGCCAAAATATCAGTATACAGACGAAGATGCGCGTCGTACGGCTTTCGATACGGCACGTGAAAAAGGTTTTGAAGGTTTAATGATTCGTATCGATGGCGCAGGCTACGAGTCGAATAAGCGGTCTGCACACTTGTTGAAAGACAAAGCAGTGTTCGACACGGAAGTCATTGTCAAAGACATTGTGTTGTCTGACAAAGGCAATCCGGTTTGTATTTGTGATTATCAAGGCAAAGAGTTTCGCACGTCGCCACCTGGATCTCATGCTGAACGTGATTCAGCTTATCAAAACAAGAGTAGATACATTGGCACTCGTTTAACTATTGAATACCGTGAAATGACCGACGACGGTATTCCTTTTCATGCTGTCGGTACAAACTGGAGAAAAGATTAAATGGCAAAGCATATTATGATCGACTTTGAAACTCTGTCGACGAATCCGAATGCAGCAGTTCTTTCGCTTGGTGCTGTCGCATTTACGAGACTTGGACTGACTGACGAAGAGTTTTATGTCAACATCGATGGCGAAGACTGCAAGCGGTTAGGTTTACATGAATCTGCTTCAACGGTTGCCTGGTGGGCAAAACAATCTCAAGAAGCTAAGGATGCTCTTGAAGTTGACAAGCAGACATTGCTTGATGCAATGAGCAAGTTCAGTGCTTGGGTTCGTCAAGTCGGCGGCACACATGTCTGGGGTAATGGCGCTGACTTTGATAATCCGATTTTGAAGTCGTGTTACGAAGCCATCGAAGCCGATACGCCATTCAAGCCGTACAACGGTCGTTGCTATCGGACTATTAAGAGTATTCCAAACACTCCGAAAATGCAACGTCGCATCGGTACTCATCACAATGCTCTAGATGATGCCAAGAGCCAGGCACTGCACATTCTGGAAATCAACGCAATGATCCAAGTGCTCGAATAAAGCGAAAACGGCGCTCAAATTAATGGCTCCTATTAGGAGCCATTTTTATTGCTTAGCGCTCTTAAGTTGTTGTTTTATATAACTTTATTTTAACGCTCTGAACTACTTCAATACTAGCAGCTTAAAGCTACATATTAAGTAGCTAGTATGAAGTTGATCAGAGCGCATATCAGAGCGTTAGTTTGTAGCGCAGAGCGCATTAGTACAATATGTTTTCAATAACAGGCGGATTAAAGCCACCAGTATATCGTGCAACGCCTTTTGTAATGCGGAAGTCATCGATATTGCCAGTTAAACAACTCGTCTGGTCATATGTAGATCCAATGAATACTGGAGAAGTGGATGCCATTAATGATCCAGTCACAGTTTGCTCGCCACATTTTACTCCATCAATCCAAAGTCTATAGATGTTACCTTCGCGAGTTACAGCTACGTGTGACCACGCATTTAAAGGAACATCGGTATTTCCGGTTATATTGATGTCCCATGCAGTGCCACCAACTGATCCAACAAAGCACAGTTTATTTGCACTAATATACAATGCGAATGGGCAATATGTTGCGCTATTTACTCTTACACACAGGTAAGCTGTTGCCGCAACCGTCCGGTAAACCTGCATTTCGATAGTGAAGTTGCCTGAACCGAAATCAAAGTCAGAACTGCTTGCAAGAGATAAACCGTCGCCAGAGCCATCGAATGCTACACTTGCAGATCCAAATTTCTTTTGACCAGTTGAAATAGCGGTATTACCATACACAGTGTATGCTTTGTTTTTCGACTCAGTTAATCCTGCGTTAAATGAAGAAGCGGCAACAACCTTAGACCAGTGCAAATCATGATCTGGACCTGGAACATTTGTTGGCAGCGGTTTTTCTGATGGTGTAAATGCCGAAGTATATCGAGCAACTCCTTTGGTAATACGAAGATCATCAATACAAGCTGAAAGGTAATATGTTTTGTTGATACCTAGAGAAATAGTTCCAATATTACCGACGGCTTGACCAGCACTGTCAGTGGATGCAGTAGTGATCAGTGCACCATCTTTGAAAGCAAGGAAAGAGTCACCATTACGGACAAGCGCTAAATGGACCCATACACCATTTGTAACGGCTCCAAAATTGATATTACTCGCGTTTGTCATCCAAGCCGAGCCACTAGGACCTATAGCAGCCATTACATTGCCGCTATTTACTAATGAACCATGATATATCGCTAATGGGTAATCCGGTTGATCACCATTGATAATTGTCGAATAACCAGTCTGTGATATAGGGTAATACCAAAACTCAATTGTAAAGTTTCCAGAACCGAAGTTGAAGTCACTAGCGTGTGCTATTGACAGATAATCGCCAGCACCGTCTAGATACATAGATCCGCCGAATTTTGCAATGTTATTTACAGTGCAAGTGTTTCCACTGGGTGTGGCTGTTTTGTCTTTTAAGTCGGTGAATGATGTTGCACCTTGAGCGCCATCCATTCGCATTGCCAATACAGTACCATTAATCCACCATGCATCGACATCAGGATCTTGGGTAATCGGCAATGCACCAGGCGGTGTAAATGCAGCTTGATACCTGGCTACACCTTTTGTGACACGAAGATCATCAATGTACCCCATATAATCACGAGTATTCGTACCGGCATCATCCCATCTGCCAACGATAAACGGATGACTTGGATGAGAGTAAGGCGTTCCTGCGGCTGTTCCAGATGCAACGTTTACGCCATTATGCCAAAGAGTGTATAATGTTCCAAGTTTAGTCCACGCAATGTGCTGCCATTTTCCTAGAGCTATTTGACTTGCAGGAGATTGGATCGTTATCAATACGGCTGCACTAGAATCTCTAATAACGAGTGCAAGCTCGCCTGATGTCCCAGTATACATCAACCAACCAAATGTTCCAGCTGGATTAGAGTATGGACCACAAACAGCTCGTAACGCCGCGTTGCTTTGTGGATATATCCAAGCTTCACATGTAAAATCCGTATCAGGGTTGAAATTAGCGTTATATGGCGCTGTTAAATAGTCTCCCGTGCCGTCAAAGAATCCACTAGCTGTTCCATGACGGAACAAACCTGTTGACAGTTGTGCATTGCCATTTGCTGTAAAAGTTTTTGGCGAATAGCTTTCATCTGTAAATACAGTGCTAGCATTTGTACCATTCATCCGTAACAATACGGCTGTAGAAGTATAATACGGATCTGTAGTGTTATCTTCGTAACCTATAGCTGTTGGAACAAATGGCGCTGTTGTATATCTAGCTATACCTTTAGTGATACGGAGATCGTCCAGATAGCCATTTAGGAAATAGCCATATGTGCTAGCACCAGTTAAACCGCCACCAATACTGATGGTTGATCCGCTTGCTCCAACAGTGGTTGAAGCTATGACAGATGCTTCAGATGCACCGTTAATATACAAAGTCCAAGTATTTCCATATCGAACAACGGCTACGTGATACCATGTATCGATTGAAGGCGATGTTGTACTAAAAAGATCAACATCCCAAGCGCCTCCGGTAGTTCCTGAAGTTGTATCCGCGCCAAATACAATTTTACCTGCATGACCGCCAGAACTTAAACCCAAGCACCAAGCATTAGCAATATCACCACCAGATGGAACCCGACCATCAAAAATCATTTGAACGCCAGAAACACTAGCGAATCTAACGTAGCATTCAATAGTGAAATCTTGACTGCCGATATTGAATTCACCACTGCTATTTGTCGTAGTTAAATAATCACCTGAACCGTCAAAATAGCAAGAACCGGTTCCATTTTTCTTGATGCCACCTTGAATGATGGTATTTCCAAAAACAGTTATCACATGACTCTTGTCATCAACAGGTAATGGATCTGGATACGCAGCGGTTGGAACGTTGAAACTTGCAGTGTACCGTTCAACATTCTTGGTAAAACGCATATCATCAATATAGCCATTGGCGAATTGGACAGTGCCAAGATAGTGTGCACCAATGACAACGGCTCTGGTCGATACGCCTGCAGCTACGGCTTCTGCAAGTGTGCTAGTCAAGGCTTTTATACCATTAACGAAGACTGTTACAATTAGACCTACTTTGGTTACTGCAATATGATTCCATGCGCCAGATGTTACTAAGCCAGCAGCTGTGGTAAGACCCGTTTGAGTTGTTGGGCTAGACGCTTTTGCGAATACGACTGAAACTGCACCAGTCGTTTCAATATAGATGTTATTGCCAGCATTTACACCACTAGCACCATTCGTCATAAATAAGAATGGGGCTACGGTTAAAGAATTTGGATAATACCAGCATTCGAATGTAAACGTGCCAGACATGTCGCAATCAGCACTAGCATTGGCGACAGATAAGTAGTCACCTGTTCCGTCGAATGCTGCAGAGAAACCACCAAATTTCGACTGTGTAGCTGATCTTGCTGCATTGCCAAACAATGACACAGTATGACCTTTAACGTCTGTCAAACCTGTGTCATTCATATGCATCTGAAGCGTCACTTTATCCCAGTAAGGATCATCGGCCTCCATCCGCATATTGAGTGATGTACGATCGAACCACGGATCTTTCGATGTGTAAGTTGCTGATGCTACGACCAACTTACGAATAGCCGCAGCAATGATAGACATACGTGGATGCATTATGCAGCCTCCAAATCGCCGATAAGATCCCATGCATCGGTTGCTACTTTGATTAAGCAGAACGTCGCACCTTGAGCTCTTGTTTTTGCGTTATACAGATTTGGTTTATTGATTGTAACGCCGCCGCTACCAGCAATTGTCACTTGACCAGCACCAGCTTGGACGCCGTTAATAACTTCACCGATAGCGAAAGCTACAACCGAATTCAGTGGAACAGTTAATGCAACTGCCGATGTACTTGTGAACCTAATCCATTGGCCACGATCAGTTAATGCCAACGTTTTTGAGCCTGTGGCATCTGTCAAAATCGACTGATAACCGACTTTGACTAAATCTCTGACAGTGCCCTTATATGTAACGCCACCTTGAACCAGTACAACAAGTTCATCACCAACAAGTGCGCCGGAAGCCGTTAACTCTGAAATTCTTTTGTTTGCCATGCTAATTACTCCGTAGTCAGAAGATTTGCATCTTCAGTTACAATGTTGAAACTATCTTCAGTTATCAGATAAACCGTATTCTTGTAGTCAAATACATGTGAATGCTTTTGCAGCGACGCATAACCGGCTCTGACTGACCACAATTCTAACCGCAATACATAATCGCCTGATAACGCAGTGAATGAATATGTTGTGCCTGAAATACTGTCGGCTGTTTGAAGAAGAGCATTAGTCGCATTGTTATACAATCTGATCGAGTATGTAGTACCAGACTCTGGACCGATCGACCCATCAACGAATGATGCGTATGTACTACCAGTTTGTTGAGTACGACTTCTATGAGCCCATGTAACGGTTAATGCAACATCCATAACCAGAGTAGGGAAGTACGACCCACTGATTTTGACATTGCCAGGAGGGTATGGCCGAATAGCTCTACGATTCATTGTAACAGAATCGGCTATCGCTGTATCAATGCTTAATACACCAGCCGTAGAGACAGGGCGCATCTTGACATTGATAGTTTCGCCATATACGTACTCAACAACGTCTGATTCTGAGTAGATGTCTTGAAATAGTATAGCCGAATTAATAACGTGATCAGTCGGAACGGTGTCAAACAAACCGCGAGCGATTGTGATTGTAGTTCCAGATATTGCATCAATTCTGACAATCTCAGCATCGATTAATGCAGATGTTCCAAGGGTTACTAAGTCAAGGTCGGATGCTTCTTTAACGACTATAGATGTGTCATTTTTAGTTATAGCCGCAGTCAATTTGGCGCTTGGAGCAAAGTCAAACGTTATCGCATCTACGTAGGTTCCAGATTTCAGAACAGAGCCGATACAATTGATCGCTGAACCCTGTCTAGAAGCCGCAGCTAAAATGTAACCTAAATCAGGATTTGTTGACAGCGATGAATCAATTGTCGATTGACCTATACGTTGACACAACTCAATGTATGGAGCTTCGACAAGTGAACGGATTGCTGGGACAGCTGGAGGTATTGATGTATCAGTCCACTCAATAGGTGCCTCAGAAAGGTACGTAACTTCTGGAGTTACGAAAATATCTTCTACACATGTAACCTTTATCGAATTCTTTTTTCCATCGCCAAAAGATATACCAGTAACTCGCATAATGATATAATCATCATGGAAATCTGGCCAATAGAATTTGAACGTGCTGCCGATACTTAAAACTGACGCAGAGCGATTCATGTAAATGACACATGATAGCACTCGCGATGACATTGTTCTCAAATCTCTAGCTGCAGCCTTTGCAGCAGTATCAAAATTTGAAAATCCAGGGTATTGAACCGTTGCGCCAATTACAGATCCTTGCAGTTGGATTAATGCATTATCTTGAATCGTTAAACTAGCCGTAGCACCTGTTTGACCATCGAAATAGTTAGCCGTAATTGAGTTAACCAGTTCGCCATACGCTGACCTAGAATAACTATCAACGCTTACAATGTTAGACGTATTTGCAACAAACAGTGTCGATATCGTGTAATCATCTCGAACCAGTTTTAGTACGAATTTACCTGTTTGACGATCGACATATAATGAGCCATCAATGTGACGAAGAATTTCTTTTACAAAATCTTCAAGTTTCGATTGGCGATCCCAAATTAAGCTGATTCCCATGTCTTCAGACAACAGCGTATTCGCCGCGGCCGTAAAAGTAGAATCATCTATGTCAGATTCTGGATAGCCCATACCCCAGTTAGAATCAGTCAAACACTCACGAATAATGTGAGCTGGATTCATATCGCTACCAGTTGAGTACCCAGTGCATAACTTTCCATCAATGTGAAGGTAGTATGAACCACCACTTCTAGTTAACGATACATGAGTCCATTTGTTCAATGGTACAATTTCGATGTTGCCGCTGATATTCAAAGCATTCGATTGGTCGCTTCCAGGCGTTTGAAAAAGCGATAACGAGTTGCCGTAAATTGAAAAGTTGGTGTCTCTGTTTGTGTTACTGACAGGACCGTATGATAAAATGGCGGCTCCATAATTGGTACCGGATTCACGTTCTGTCTGATACACCCAAGACTCAATGGTAAACTCATCGCCTAAATTTGTGTTTTCTGTACCTACAACAACCTTGACGAACATATTGGCGATGCCATCAAATACAGCGCTTGATGTGCCGAATTTGAATTTTGCAGTCGATAACTTGGCGCCATTCACCATGTAAACGGCAGAACCCTTTTCACAAGTCGTTGTAGTTGCGTTATTTGCGCCATTAAATCGAAGCAATGTTACAACGTTATCCCAATATGGGTCAGTGTAATCGTTTGGAAATTCGCTTGTAGGCACAGCGAATTCGTTAGATGTATATCTAGCTACACCCTTCGTTACACGTACACTGTCTATATAGCCTGTAAAAAGCCCCTGAAACTCCGTATATGATCCACTTGTTTCAACGCCTGCACCGATGTTGAACCAGTCCAAACTTCTATTAAACCACGATTGTGTTGACTTTACAGGATTTCTAGTTTTGAATGATCCAATAGCTGATATTGAGTCATTCCACTGCGTTGCACCATTCGATGTTTTGTGAATTCGTTGAACAAGGAAAGACCAAGGCTTTATGTATGGATTCATTCCAACATAAACTTGATTCAATACAACTGACGCAACGCCTCTGAATGCTGGTATATCATCACCAATGATACCTTGTAAATATGTATTCTTAGCTTGAGTCATAGACCCAGGAAGAACATCGACTACGCCAGCAATACCGCCTTCTCTTGTTTCGCCGCCAAATAGTTCGTAATTCGAAATAGTGAGTGGACCACTCGCTACGTTTCCGATCCAAGCAGCTTTTGAATCAATAACAATCTTATAAAGCGCGTCAATTTGCCCATGTGTTAAAACCATGTGGCAGCCAAGATAATACTTATAACCTACTGTCTGTTCCTTACTGCTGCCGCCCACGAGCCACCTCCACAACTTGTAAAGCCATAGAATCGCCTGTAGCTTCTATTTCAGATGCAGGCAAACCTGACTCAAGGAATTTATTCCAATCTAAACCGTGATCGATAAAAAATGACCTGGCGCCACGACTGCACATTTTAGCATTTCGCACATCATCCATCGTGACAATGACATCAGTCATTTCTTACCGCCCTTTTTCTTAACAGCAACGGTTCTAACATCTCCATACCAAACAACGTTTGGACCTTCGATCAGTCTAGTTCCGAAAAGAACAGGAATTTCTCTACCTTCTTCAGCTGTTGGAGCTTTGATTTCGCCAATTGTCGGAGTAGGTTGCGCCTGAACACTGGGCGCCATAACAAACCCAATGATAAGCGCAATAACGAAATAAATGATATATTCCCAACCCATAATTCACCTCAAACGATTGACGAGCCACCAAATGGATTCTTTAATGGAATCCAAGGAAATCCGCCAAAATTGTCAACGTTATTAAATTTCGTTATGCAAGTCGTTTTTAATCTATCGCACCCAGGATAGATTGTCAATATCACAGCACCAAAACCAGGTGTTCCAAAGTCTTGATTGACTTTTGATATGTACTTTGAAAGTTGAATATCAGAACCAACATGGCTGACAATCATCCGCATGGAACCATCAGTGTATGTAGCATAACCACCAGTAAACCACCCATCCGCATAAGCAGCGGCTTCAGCAATCGTAACATTGTTTTGGGATATAGCCGATACGGTTCCAGCTACGGCATATGATGCTTTGATTACACCACATTGAGCACTGTACAAAGCATGACGACAATTTCGTTGATACCTTGCACGAAGACCAGGTCTACGCAAACTAGTAAAAATCGATTCGCACTCAATCGATATCGTTTTCTTTGAAGCTTTGCCAGCTATAACACGGCCACGCCAGTGAACAATAAACTCGCCATCATTGATATGACCACGTCTAATTGTAACAGACGTAACAATATCTGCAGCATACCCAAGAAATTCTTTAGCGAATGAATCGGTCATTGGAAATGACAAAGTCAAACCGTCTTTTGACATCTCACCAGTTTGAGATATTTCGCTGTGTGATAAGTTGTTAGCCGACCACGATTGACCACCCCAAATGATTTCTTTAGATGAGCTATTGTATCGCCAAACCCTGGCTCCTTGAACAAATTCGTACAGGAATACAGGGTTTCCGCCTTGAATGCTTAGGTCAAGAGATAGATAACTCATGCTGGAACTTCCATACAGTTAACAGAGATTGATGCGCTAGGAGCATCACCAAGCCCCCACTGTATTTCAATGCGATCGTTATTCAACCGAACAAAGTACAGCCATGAAATTTTCGATATCTGGTCGAATGACAAAATTGGTGTGTTTGCATCAAGCGTCAACTCAAGTGTTTTCTTTCCACCAATAACCGAAGATTCTGCGCATGAATTAACTTTAAATTGATACTTAGTTCCGCTTGTCGATACTAGCTCAATGTGCAGATTTGGATGATAAAATGAAACGCCTTCAGTCGGTTGATAAACGCGAAGTTTGTTATTCCCACTTGTGCCTAAAGCTTTCTTCAGATTTTCAGTTTGCGATGACAACCAAAAAGCTTTTTGGCGACCATTGCACCGCATTAACCATTTTCTTGCTTCTTCGATTTCCGTGGTTCCAAAGCAAAGAAACAGTAAATTGAACGTTGAATCGAAGGTATCACGAGTGCGAATCTCCGTGAACAAACCAATACTGTTATCGATTACTTCCGTCGGCCATACAATCTTGTTTTCAATACCTTTATTTTGACGCCATTCGATTGGGCAAATATCTACAGATTTGTATTGTGAGTAGGTTCCAGCAGTAGACAGTGGTCCAGGTTGCAATTTGAATGACTCATTGCAATATATTAAACCATCTCGGCTCATATCGAAACTGAATCCGTTATCAACGAAACCAGTATAGATTCGCAAACCGATAGGTTTTTGATATGAATTTACAACCGTTCCAATGGTCATGTTCCCTGATGCAACACTAGCAACCGTCAAATATTCAAAATTAGTTTCTGATTCCCAAACTAGAAACACATCTCCAGCAACCAAACCAAGGAATTGTGGAATAACTACGTTTATCCCAGCAGAAATTGGACTTAATGCCGTTTGTCTAAACCAGTCAGGCACCGTGAATGTTTCGTTATTTATCGCGGTAAATCTAGCTGACTGATACTCGTCCTGATTTAGGACATGTTTAAAGCTATATTGTACCCTAGGGGTTGCTCTCAGAGCGATTCTTTGTTCAGCGGCCTGCGCATAAATAATTTCCGTTTTCCACTCAAGGGTTTCAACAGCATCGGCAACAGGTCTAAAAGGCCACAAATCCATTATGAGCTCGCTAATTGTTTAATCGTGCCGCTATTTCTTTGAACGACATTCATGATGACCTGTTCGCCAGATTCGCTACCGATGTAATCGCCAATAATACTTGAATCAAATGCATTCACAATACGAATGCTCTTAGTCTCTGTTGCAGGCGCACCAGCGTTTTCGCTAATCATTTTGGCTGTATCTTTACGGCTTGTGACATTTGCCGGACCATTAACGATTTCTGGTCCATACTCACCAACGATACCCCATTTACCAGCAGGAATTTGACCGCCTTCGTCATATGCTCCAGAGAAAGATACACTAGAGATTTGGCTAACCAAACCACCAACAGCCGATGCTACAGAAGCCATGGCTGCTAAGTTAGCAGGCCAAGCGGTTGATGCAGCGGCTGTGGCGATAGCTTGTTGAACCTTCATCATAGAATCAGCGATAGCGAATGCCTTACTGATTGCAAATAATGTCTTATAAGCCTTTGAAGATTCTCCAGCCGTGTTCTTTGCTAAAGCAGCGAATTGACCAACCATTTGACCAGCTGCGCCAGTAAAACTCAATAGCATGTCAGTTTGTTTGTTCTTCATCCGAAGATTGTGTTCGTCCTGAAGACGTTCAATCAGTGCATTCTTTTCTTCTTCAGTAAATGCAGTTGATTGCATGATAAAATCATGCATCTGTTGATATTTCTCAACCAAATCGTACATCCACTTTTCGTCATCAGTGGCGAAAAATTTGTCAATGGATATACGATCAGCTCGATTCATTTCGCCGATTTTCGTATTGAATGCATTGATCAAGCGATCTACAACTTCAGTTTCGCCATCAGCTTGAGCATTGGCTACGAGTTTACCTTCATTCTCTTTCCACTTATTAATAAACTCTTCTTGCTTACTCAGTTTGACTACGCCTGCATCGACCTCAGCTTGATAAACTTGCTTTTGAATCTTGTCACGCTCATTTTGCTGATCACGCATCAATTTCGTAACATTGATTTGATACTCATTTTCAAGTTTCAAAAGTTGATCATTTAATCTAGCCCTATCTTCAGGGTTCTTCGTTATTGCCATGTATTTACGAACTATGTCTTTTGCAGCTTCATTATAGTTCGTTAAAGCAGTAATCATAGCCGTATAATATTGATTTGTAGAAACCAAATCGTCATCACGCATGGTTTTCATGCCTTCAGAGAACAGTTTATACTGATCCATGACGGCAGATGTACCACGTGAACTATCATCGGCAAAATGATCTAAAGGCTCTTTCTTCTTTTTGCCTTTATCTTTTTTGTCGTTCTTATCAAATTCGCTTTGTGCATCGGCCAAGAATTTTGCCAAACGAGTTTGAGCATCATCGAAAGCTTGCTTCGAATAACCTGGAACACTAGGTTCAGCAGTCTTTTGACGGCGACTAATAGCATAATCAGCAAGCGAATCGAATTCTGCCTTTATCTTGCTTGTCTCCTTGCTTGTGTTAGAATATAACATAGCAAGATCGCGATTGTATTCGCCTAAGAAATCCAACTTTATCGGTTGAGCTTTCTCCAAACCTTCAAAACCCATAGCTTTTAAAACATCGCTGCCAGTATTCTTAATAGCGGCAAAGAATGAGTTCATCTTATTGACAATACCTTGGAACATCTCAGCGAAGAATCGCGGAGTTGTAATTGCCATTTCTTGGAACGAAGCCTTGATTTTAATTGGAAGCAGCGTCAATCCACGTGCTAACGCAATGCCAGCCAGTTCGACTTCAAGGAATTTCTCTCTGAAGTAAGTACCAATCTGCCAACCAGCTACGGCTGCTGTCACTACACCAAGAACAACGCCAAGTTTGCCGACTGTTCCAGCAGCCATTGCAACGGCCGCATTAGCTATCATGGTCGCTCCTGCTGATGCGATCATTGCAGCTTTATATGTTGCCAATAAACCGACTACAAGAATGATTTCATCCTTGTACTCGACCATCGTTTTAACGCCTTCATACAGCGTTCCAATAAATCCAAGAACGGCTGTTGTTGCGCCTACAACTTCTTGCGTGAAAGTTTTAACTTGATCTGGTGTAATGCCTTTGATGAATTCTGCGAGTTTGAAAAATGCTTGGCCAACAACTTCGCCAAAAGCTTTAAACGATCCAGATGAGGTCGTAATATGACTATTAATAGCATTAAGGGTTGCTGCGATACCTTGACCTGCGCCACCAAGAGACAACTCTTTCATTGCATCAAACCACGCAGTTTTGATGTTCATGAAAGCGGCGTTTAAACTCTTGGAAGAAATGGTGGCAGCTTGACCAAACGTTTCCATTAAGACTTTTGGCAGTGGAACAAGTAGTTCGCGTGCTGAGATATTGCCTTTCTTCATCTCATCGATCATTTTACCCATATCCATACCCATAGCTTTTGCAGCTAAAGCCAATGCGCCTGGTAAATGTTCGCCCAGTTGTTGCTTCAGTTCTTCCATGTGAACCTGACCTTTGGAAGCCATCTGAATAATAGCATTGAACATGCGTTCAACTGTGTATTGTTCAGCGTGAAGAACCGATGCAGTAGCAGTGAACGACTCAAATAACCGATTTGTTTCTTTTTCAGATAGAACGTCTTTAGTCGATGCGCGCAACTTAGCATACGACTTAGCTAATGACTCGATGCTGACGCCATAAGCCATCGCGATGCCTTTGATGTTTTCGTAAGCACCAGCAGATGCTTTAACATCGCCAGTCGTAACGTTCATCATTGCGATAAAGCCATTGTATTCACGGTCGACCTTCTTGATTTCATCAATGAAATCAGAGAAGATATTTGTAATCTGAATTGCGCCAATAACACCGATAACAGTGTGGATAGTGCCGCGTAATCTGTCAACAGAGTTTGATACACTGTTAAAGTTATTAGCAGAATTACGAGCCATATTACTCGTATTTTGATTGATTTGATTAATCGATACATTCAACTGTGTAGCAGAGTTGACAATCGAGTTGATTGCATTTACAGATGCAGTCGCACCGCGCTGAGCACCTGTTGGATCGATTACGATGTATAATGTATTTGTTTGACTCATGATTACTCGCAATAGTTTCCAAGGTTTGTCGACACAGTGTCAACTAGAGCCTTTAAAGGCTCACACGTTTTCAATGCTATAACTGCGACAGATTTATCATACGGCAGATCAGCACCTGTTGGATCTTTTACATCTTTCCAATCCAACAAAATCGTCTCTGCAATGATTTCGCACATCTCATCGTCTGTCAACTTGATTTGGCCATGGTCGAATATCTTCTCTTTGAATCTTTTGTTCTCTACACTAGCGATCAAAAATGACGAAGCGAGCAAAGGCATCCAAACGCCATTGTTAATTTTGTGCTGATTGAGTTCGATATTGTTAAGCATGTCAGTCGATGTATGTAAAATCAACAATACAGTTGATTTGGAACCAAGGTGTTTCAGTCGTTGTCAAACCAGACGTAGCTTTATTTCCAAGAACTACAAGTTCGTATGGCTTCATTGTTAATTGACCGACTGATAACGCAGATAAAAATTTGCCTGCCTTTTCAGCTAAAATCATTGCTCGGCCTTGACCGATTTCCATCTTTGTAAAAATCTGAACATTTGCAGAACCGCTACGCAATGCACGATTCTTTAATGTAAAAGGTTTTGGACGATGATGTAGAATCGTCAGACGAACAAACTCATCCAACGTATCCTTTTTGATAGTTATGTTGGCATGTTCTAAAGCCGTATCATTCCAGAATGTATCGAATGATTGGACAATATGATTTTGAACGTCGATTATATTCATTATACCCACATCAATGCTTGACGCATGATACCTTGAGGAGCTTGATCTGACCAACCATATTCAAGTCTCAAGGCGTAAGGTGCGCCGTTTGTTACGTAGAAAGTGCGATAAAATTTTGTTGACAGTTTTGGAGTTGCAGGTTCAGGCAACTCGCTAGCATTTCTTGGCTGACGGCCAACCCAAACATATTCAGGATAACCTTCACTAATATGCCAAGATGCTCTATAAGCACCTGAATCAACAGGCGAATTGTCTACACAGTAATTGAATATCGCGATAGCATCATCACGAGTTTTTTGCCTGACGCTTGCATGGATCACATCGCCGAAATTCAGCGGATTGTGATCCCAATAAGCGCCAGTTTTAGCCATTTTTACCTAAGTTGTTGTTTTATAAAGTAAAAATAAAAACGCTCTGAACTACTTCAACATAACTACTTAATATGAAGCTATAAGCTTGCTATATTATAATGCTTCAGAGCGTATACCTGAGCGCTAAAAAGCATCAGAGTTCTGCTACAATAGTAAACAACGCAGCATTTGATCCAATTACAGTGTCAAGCTTGCGTTTGATCCTGTAATCTAACCCGTTAACTCTAACGAGTTGATAAAAATCAATGTTTTTGACAACATTGGCGATGATATGCAACTTGATGTCCGTAGACATGATACTAGATCCAATCACTTCCTCAGATGTGAATGAATCGAATACGATCTCTACGTCCGTCAACACAGAGTCAGTTACGGTTGCAACACTTGTAGATGCATCAAAGGCTCGCGTCTGTTGGACTAACGAGCCTTTGTACAATGCTTCTGGCATCGCTGATTTTATTGATTTTATAGCGATGTTTAGAATTTGGTCAACTGTCATGATCTCAATGCATTTGCAGTATAAACTGAACCTTGTACATGGCCTTGGAAGGAGCCAAGAGATTGAAGTGATTTTGTCACGTACTTCGGAACACCTACAACAGATTCTCCAGGTGTAAATGACAAATTGATCGGGCCAACCTTGACGCCTTTAACATCACTTTGAGTTTGGTTAAGGCCGCCATTTTGAAGCAGGAAGTAAGCCAAATTGCAAACAGCTTCCTTCAAAATCTTTGGAATCACATCGCCAGCAATTAAGCGACCATCCATATCGTACGTGTTAATGCGAGGCCAGCGAAGTGCTTGCGTGCTACCAACTGCAATGTCACCATACCAGTCGAACTGAGAATCAAGAATGCGTGTAGCTTCGATCAGAGAAGCTGTTTTCAGAGCATCAGAAACCGGCCATGCAGAACTGTCAATCGAATTTGTAAAGAACGTATTGGCAAATTCTAAGCTGACATAACTGTCAGCCGATGCGTGGCCGATTTCTGAATTCATTACTTGGCAGCCTTGGTTTCGGCAGCTTTGGTTTCAGCCTTGGTCTTGTCAGCAGTCAGAGAACCGTCAGCTTTTTCGGCCGGCTTTTCTTCAACTTCTTCATCTTCGACCAGTTCACAACCGTGGTATTCAACCAGGATACGTGCGATCAGTGGAGCATCAGACTTGGAAACAGGCATTTCGCCATCAACGAAAACGTAGCGATCGTTGATAACAACGGTACCTTTTTCGGCCTTGGGCAGCCTGAATTTCGGCATTTTTGAGATCCTTAATGGAGCAAGCCTCCGAAGAGGCTTGCGTTGTCAAAGCACCAAATTAGTTCTTGATGCCAGGAGCGGCTGCGATACCGAGTTCGGAGAACAGCGCCATGCCGCAATACATTTTGACGCGGGTGATGGTTTCGTCCTTCGTTGCAGAGATACCAACCTCTTCAACGCGAACACCAGCGGCGTCCATCGCTGTCAGACCGGCAATGCCATGGGTACCAGAACCGTCGTCGAGCGTGCCGGCGAAGATTGTGGTACAAACAGCGCCAGATGTGCCCTTGACCTGGTTGACTGGCAGCCAGTCATTGCGGAAGATTGGCACACCGCGATAGGCCGGAACTTGACGGCCTGATGGCAGAGTAACGACGTCACCAATGGAGGCGCCGCCAAGTGCACGCAGAAGAGCGTAGTAGCTGCGGATGGTACGAGCCGGCATCAGCAGGAAGTCTGATTGACCGTCCTTGTCCTTGATCTGGTCGATCAGTTGGTCCAGGATATCGAACGACAAATTGGCACCATCAGCACCAACGTCGATCTTTTGACCTGCCGGGCAAAGTGTGAGCAAGCCGGAGAACGAGTCAGCTGTACCGTCACCGTTAACCATCGAGCTTTGATATTGACGGCCAAGAGACTTGGCTTTCGAAGCAACCTGGATAGCTTTTTGATCCGTGACATTGGAACGAGTCGCTTGGATCAGGCCGTTGATTTCAGCATCGCCGATCAGCGTGGTCAGGCCGGATGTGACCTTGGTGAACGTCGCAGCAGCTTTCGCTGTAACTGTGCCACCAACGCCCAGGAATTGGACATCACCGAGGGCGTTTTCGCGGTTGTAAGCCAGCGCATTACCTTCGATTTCCATGAACGGGAAAACTTCGAAAAGCGGATTGACGTCGACGATCTGCTCGATAACGCCGGACAGAAGCATGTCTTGCGTCAGTTTGGCCGATTCGGCCAGTGTGACTGTTGCCATGAGATAAATCTCCTAGTGAGTTTGGGTTTTGCCCCTCACCGAGGAGCCTATATGCGATGAACGGTCTCCGCTCATTTGGTTGTGCACCATGCAGTAATTCTAAAACTTTAAATCCCAGATGTAAACAGCTCTAAATAAGGGTCCATGAATGCAGTGCAAAACAAAGGCCACATATAGTGACCTTCGTAGTTTGTGTTACTTTGCCAAGCCAGCCGAAATCTTTTGGACGGATGTCATCTGTTTGCCGCCTGGTTGACGGCTGGTAGAGCGAGAACCACCAGCGCCGCCACCTTGCGTCGAACCAAACAAGTGCGGTGCACCCTTTGCCAGATTGGTGATCCACTCATCGACGCTCATTGGACTGACACCGTCCTTGCCATAAACTGGCTTGCCATCTTGATGCGGAATGGCTTGACCATCGATGATTTTGAAGACAGTCTTTGCACGAAGCATGACATCATCGACAGCCGTAGGAATCACGCCGGATTCGAGTGCCTTGACACGAACTGCCGAATCAATCAGAAGCGTTTCAAGTTGGCGATTGGACGTAGTCAGCTTTTCATTCAAGGTATTGACGATGCCTTCATGTTCAGTCTTCATCGTTTGAATACGACCTTGAACGACTTCATCAACTTTGCCTGCCTCGATCAGTTCCTTGTCAGTCAACTTCTTCTCAATGCCGAGAAGTTGTTGATACTTGGTCGGATCGACGCCCTTGAACGTGTCGAGCTTCCGGAGCAGATCGATGTTTGTGTTGCGGAATTCATCGAGCTTTTCACGAGGAACTGCGCCTTCAACGTCAAGACGGAATTTGCCATCATCCGTCTTTTCATACAGAGCAGCAACGGTTTGGTCAACGCCTTCGAGGGTGTCGAGTAAAAGTTTCAGTGCCATGGTAAATCTCCGGGTTATTGATTGGTTGGTAAATCAGGGTTAGGTTTTTGATCCGGTTTATTTGAATCATTTGGTTGCGGATTTGCTGGATTGTTACTAGTCGTAGGCAAAATCCGCTGAATTGCCTTTAACTCATCATCATCTGAACGAAGCGGATCAAGACGACGACCTTTACGAAGATTGAATACAAGTGTTTCTTTGCTGATTGCACCAGAGATGTAGCCATTGAACAGAGCTGTCATATCTGGACCAGAAAGGATCGATTCCATAAAATCCGTATCCAACGTCAGATTGAAATCGGATTCTGATTCGCCTTTGATTTGTGCTATCAACTTGTAAGTCATATTCAAGATGATAGACACAGCGTTAACTACGGTGGTTAATGACGCTGTTTCAGACATATAACGAAGTTTGACAGCGTCAGCTGCTTCTGAACCACGTGAACTGTTGTCCAATAAACGGGCTGACATTGATGCAAGCAGACTTTGCTTCTCTGTCATAGCCTTTTCTAGGCTTTGCAATCCTTGACCAGTAAATTCCAGATACTTTGCATCGCCACCTTTATCTGGAATGATCAAAAACTTTGTTGACCCGATATACAGATCAGAGTTAGAATCAGCGCCAATAACGACAGGTGTAGGCAAGCCAGTAAAATGTCGACCATGTTCAAGATCCGCCGAAGACAGATAATGAGATATGTTGATGTTAGCGATGTCGAGCATCAACGGCTTGTGGTCAGTCAACCCGGTACCAATTGGATTGACTGTAAAGAATGGGATATAGTCGAGTGGTTTTCCACGAACAACCGGAGTCGGCTCATCGATGAATACACCCTCGGCATTATAAATCCGCTGTGTATATACGTTATCATCGGTCAACCGTAATTCACGGTATTGGATGACTGAATTTGTTTCATATTCATCGACAAAATCGTCGACCTCTTCACGAAGGATGACCATGCGAAGTTTGCCGCCTTCGTCCATTCGCCAATTGATAATGTCTTCGGCTTGATAAACAGCTGGATACGGATCTCCGCCATCGGCAGGCATGTCAACAAGCACACCGCAACGACTTTGAAGCAAAACTTCAGACAAAACCAGTGAGTAAACTTCGCTGAATTGAATCATCCGTGAACCATTGAAATAAATATCCATAGAATCTGGATATTCAATCTTCGGAGCCTTGGACGTCGCCATACCTACAAGAGCAGATACGGATTTTGCTGTAATTGAATAAAATAAGGCACGACCTTTATACGACTTGTAATCGTCATCAGATTGACCTTTCAACTTTGGCAAATAAGTAGTACCAGCTTTCTTGATAGCATCCTCACCTTCAAATGCATCACGACATTTGCGCCACTGCGATTCACGTGTCTTGTACTTCGGATGAGTCGAATTGATTGGCATTATTATGCTCCAGAAACGCTGCCGGTTTTGAGTTGATTAGCCGCTCTCAGTAAGCGGTAACGTATAACGTCCCAAATATGATCTTCACCGCTGGTGTCAATGTCCTCTGTGTTTTTAGGATCATTTTCAAGGTTTGGAACTGTTCGGATTGTGTGGAAACATGTACGGAATACAAAGATGCCAGGCTTCTCCATTGGACGTTTTGTAGATGCTTCCAACCGTGTTCGCATCAATTCAACACCACGAATCCGTGAACCAGGAGATTTGTCACTACGTGTAAATGTAATGCCTGAATCAGCTAATTCATCGGCAATACTTCTACGACCTGGCTCACTTGAAAATATCGCATTATCGGCTGGACCAGGGATAACGAACTTACCCCAATGCTCATCGTCTTGATAAGCCCTGATCCGCTTTCCTTGAGCTTCGGCTGTTAACTTCAAACCTTCATATCGTTGGTTTGCAAGATAACACTCCTTAATCAAAAAGATCGAACCTTTTGGAACCCAACAAATATTTCCAGTAGCATCTACAAACTCCTCACCGTCTGCCTCAGCGAACCATACAGCTGCGGCCGGAGCGGATGAACCATAGTCATAACCTCTATCAATAGTCCAACCGTTAGGAATATCAAAAGGTTCGATAACGTGATACTTTGCGCGCCATAAATCTGCGAAACCACCAGATGACAGACATTCCCAATCACCGTTGATCATGGCATTGACTGTATTCGAGTCGCCCATACCTTTAACCCGTTCAGCATATTCTGGGTCGTTTTGAAGCAAAACCTTGTTATCAGTCAACTTCGCAGGTACATACTCACGAAGCATGCTACCCTCTTCTTCAGGAGCCTTGAATATATGGCCAGCTCCAAAATCTACGAAGTTTGACTTGAAGTAGTGATGCCCAACATTACCTGGATTGGTGGTATACAAGATCCGTGGAAACAAGCCACGCCACTTGTCAGGTATGTTAAGTGAACCAAGACGAACGCGTGAACGTAAGAATCTAACCATCAATGGAGTAAAGTGTGTCGCTTCATCTAATATCAAGAAACCCATTTGGGCACCTTGGTGGGCGTACACATCGCTCTCATGCTGAGCATGAGCTAGTTGGATTCGGCTGCCATTATAAAATGTAAATGAGTAATCAGACTTGCTGTACACAACATCGCCAGCATCGATCAACTCATGAAGCATCTCCAGATAACCACCTGGAGTATGAATATGGTTGGCAAGAACTTCTTTGAAAGTCCGACGGAACAGGTATGTAATCAGACCTGGAACTTCCATCGAATAAATAATACTCGCTACTCGAGCTAGGTAACTTTTTCCGCCACCCAGCGCCCCACCATATAAGACTTCAGTGGCCTTTGTTATTAGAGCCCGCTGTTGGGGCCGATATAGTTTGAAGTCAGTAGGCATCTATTGCTTGGTTTACCAAGCGTGCGGGTTCCACTAGCGTTGCATCAAGAATCTCCGATTCATCGAACAACGATACTGAAACACGCCGCGTTTCAGTGAAGGTGCCACGAACTTCAAGTGACTTGAGTTCAGGCTCCACATATTTTGCAATCACACGGTGGCAGTCAAACTTCAATCTCGGATCGGAGACTGTGTCGTGTGCAATGTGAGCGATGGACACAAGTGGGTGATAGTCGGGATAAAACCGACGAATCGCATCCAGAACTTGTGATTTTGATTCCATGTCTATGCTCTATGAATAACAGTTCAATTGTATACCTTGTAAGAACCACTGTGAACTGCTAATTTCATGGCTCCATGATTAGCGAGATGATTTTCTTGTTGCCAAGCTACGCAATATCCCGCCAATTCTTTTGCCTACAGAGGCTTTATCAACTATTACTGGTTGATAGGGTGATGGAACCAAAGAACCTTGGGAATCATAATATTGTGCAACGAAAGCTTTTGAAATCTCACGTATGACTAGACATTCCCACATATCCAGTTTCAAACACATCAGATCACTCCAGGCTTTTATGTCGACCCAGTCAATTACTATTGGGCCTTCACCACCTGATTTCGATGGCCCAATTTCAAATGCGTAGTCAAGAAGATATTGGCCATGGTCTATCTTCGGCATTTCCAGCAATGGAGATTTAATCTCTTCGCTGGAAAGTTGCTTAAATCGAGTTACTTGCTGTTTACTAGGCTTAGAATGCAACCATGCATAATGCCTAGCAAACAGAGTAAGTTGGTTGACTACGCCTTGAAGAAATTTGCGCGATCGCTAACGAATGCATCAACTTGTAGGCGGAGCCAAGCGTACTTGGTATACAGACGTTTTGCATTTTCCTCAGTGCAAGGAATAACTTCGCCATTTTCGACGAAACCGCGCCAGCCGATAGTAATGGCCGACAGCAGTTCAGACGAAGTTTCTTCAGCCTGGTCCAGGGACATGACCTGAGCCTTTTTCTGGCTGAGTTGCTTGCGAGCACGATCGCTCATTGCGCCACGCATTTTTGTGGAATCGGCGCCGAGTAGGGTGATTACAACCTTTTCACCGTTATCATCCAGCAGATTTTCGCCGGTGATCGGGTGAAGCACTTCAAGTTCGGCTCCGCTATTGGCATGTTCGGTCAAGTCAAGTTTTGCGAGGTCCATTGCTGCTCCAGAAAGAATGAAGGGCCTTTCGGCCCTTTTGGTTAAAGCGCTGACCTATTAAGGTGCAGCAACTTCGATGATGTCGTTATCGATTTCCAGGTTCACAGTTGCGGCTGTGATCTGGTCAACGTTACCGACGTTGGTGGTGTAGCTCATGATTTGAGCCGTGGTGTAGAAGATCGTACCGTCTTGCAGTGTAATCTTCAGCGAATAGCTTGCATCGCTGTTGACTGCGGCTGTCAGAATGGTTTGACCAGCATCGGCAGGAACGCGAGCCATTTGGGCTGCGATCGTGCCATCGTTGTACGAACCCTTGCGCTTGACTGTACGGCGATTGCCGAGCGCATTGAACGTGACCAGGTTGTATTGACGACCGAATTCACCAAGATCGGAAATTTCTCCGATTTCAGTGAACGTCAGCGCAGCAAAACCGGCTTCTGTGTAGGTTGCAGGGGCGGCCGCAGAGATGTGCAATGTGGTGCCGGCGGATGTAAAAGCAAGCGAAGCTGCCATGGATATTCTCCTGAATGATGAACGACGCGGCACCGCCGCATTTGGTATTATAAAACTATTTGAATCCTTGTGCTAAATCTTAAACAATGACCCATGCTCAGGATTTTTGCACTGCATCGGAATCGCCTTCATCGTAACTGTCAGCCGTAATCAATTCGGCAATTAACTCAGCAAGTTTCTTCCGCGCATTTGAATCGCAGGTGCACATACCTTCGACTATTGTTTCAATTGCTATTAAAACAGCTCGTTGATTGGATAATCGCTTATCCAACTTATGTTGATATTTCAACAAATCATCTATAGTCGATGTCTGACCTTTGACAATTGTTTCTAAGCGAGTAATCTCGCTTTGTAAACGATCAATGACATTGACTTCTGCATTTGTAGCCTTGTTAGCCAATCTATCAACATGAAATGTTCTGATTAACCAACGAATAACCCATACAGCTGTTCCGGTTATAGCAAATCCACCGACCGTATAGTTCGTGACTTCTGCCGGATTAACTTCCATTTTTATTTTTACTCCAGATCACTTAATTCATTGTAATCAGCTGACCTTCGACCAGGTGTTACATAACCACTTCTAATCCAAATCCATCCAGCCGCTATCATTAAAGCCGTTTCGCCACTAATGGCCGCAGGAGGTGGGAAAACACTCATATACATACTAATCGTTACGAATAACCAAAGTGCGAAATTCCATCCGGCAAAATAAGTTGAAAATCGTGAATGATAATCACCTTTCATAACTATGCCAAACTGTGTGACGCTTGAAATGATAAAAACCATGCCCCAAGCTTCTTCAGTTGCAATCTTAGCCATTTCAAAGTACGCAGGCCTAATAAATGTATTGCCTTGCCATAACAGTGTAACAGCCCAAATCATTTCTGCAAGTCCGATAATACAACGTACAGCATGTAAATCGGCATAAAAGAATATCGCTGTAAACTGTCGACGGAACCTTCTCATGATATACCTCTCAAGAACAAAGCCTTTTCAGCAAGTCTGCGCCTGGTCAAACCTCGCATCACTCTGCCGCCGGCTCTATTCCACCTGATAAACTGCTCAGATGCATCGATGAATTCGCGTCTATTGACCATTCTCAATAGTGTCGATGCTTGCAGATTACCTGCACCAAGATTGAACGCAAAATCAATCAAAGCTGCAAATTGATACTGAGTTAATTGAACCTTAACTAGTCTCTTAACAGAGCCATAAAACTTGAGCAAATTCACAGAAAAATCGTGGTCAGCCTTTTCCTGTGAAATCGGCGGATAAGTATCTTGGAGCCATGCATCAGCTCCTTTACTTGATAAGCCGAACTTCTTCATCGTATCCTGCTTCGTCTGGCGTGATAGTAGATTACCCCATCCATTTGTCGGATAACCAGCATCATCCCAGTACGCTTTCAACCTACACGATTCAAAAGGTTTCGCTAACGACTCTGCCAACTCCATGGCACTAGGGCCGCTCTGAGTTGACAGTTCGTATGATAACCTCATTAGTTCTTAGCCGATGTCATCGCTGACCCGCCAAACGCTTGCTTGGCAGACCTGTGACCGAACCAATAAGACAGCACCAAAATCACGATAGCTCGGTCCTCACTCGTCCACACTTGCATCAATGCGACGCTCAACGTAGACGACCCAGCTTTAGCTATCGAGAGTTCGGCCCACTTGACTGCCACATAAAACGAAAACGCAGCATATGTAATCCCAGGACGGACCATACCTGCAATGAAGTCGAGCAATGCGAACAGATAAAAAGCGGGGTACAAAGCCCAACCCGAAAGGCTGTAGCCCTTGGCCGCATCCAGGAGCTGCACCCCGAAAGATGAGATGGGAGTATGTAGGAGTTCGGCTTCTTTAATATCAGCCATAGCCCCAATTTCTTCCATCTTGTACGTATGATTGTCTTTAGCTAGTTCAGCTTGTTTATCCATCATCGCCAGCTCGTGAGCATTGTCCTGCTTACGATTATAATACTTTAATACCTCTGGCAGAAAAGGAGACGCAAACCCTAGCAAGGCTGAGAAAATTTCAATCATCTTAACCTCTACTATCGACTTTAAAAACAAACCTGCTTAAATAAGGTCAATTATATACCTTATGGGTCCACCCGTGTAAAGAATTCTTACTGATCCCTGCACAAGATAGTCCCATACAGCTCCGTAGCCCAGCGGTTGCACATAATGGTTCTGTCCGTACGTCCGCGCGTCGGGGCATCTTTGCATAGCGCTAGGTGCTACTTTTGATGCTATTATAGCGCTCTAGGGATCGCTCTGAACTACTTCTAAGTAGGTACCTAATATGAAGCTTTAAGCTATAGTTTGTGAAGTAGTTCTGAGCGCTTAAAATTTAGTTAATAAAAACAACATGTTAGAGTTATAGGTGGTCAAAGTGCATGGCTCTGCGCTCTGAACTCCAGTTTCTGTGAAAAATAGTTGTGGAACTGCGCTCTGAATCTGTTGGATGAAGAATGAGGCGCCAGGCACCAGGTTTTGCACACTTTGAACTATGCCCCCAAGTGCCAAGAACCAGGCACGACGCCGTACCGAGATTTGCTCCGGAGTCTGCAATAGTCGTATTCTCATGGAATGAAAAAATTTCCAGCGGCCAGAGCCGCCTCACTGGGGGAGGTATGGCCCCATCTTGTGAAATCCACACCTTTGTCAATTTTGTCATTTCTATCGATTATGATATATAATTAAATCGATATATGATAATGATTATCATTCATGAATCGTTACACTTGACACACGAATCGTTACACTATGTTACACGATTCTCGGTATAATGAATCTTGTAGCAAATGAACATAAGGAACCAGTTGAAACAACAAATGTGACAAAAGCAGCAAATGCCACTTAAGTGCCAATCCTGGCACATGGCACAAATTTATCAAATTTTGGAGTTAAAAATGGAAAACGTCAAATCTAACGAAATCGTCGAAACCAACAACGAAATCGTTGAAATCATCAAATCTGTCGAAATCGCTAAACTCGACGAAAATGCGAAACTCAAAGATGTAATCGCAAAATTGAACGAAGTAATCGAAGCGATGAATACGACAAAAGTAGCAAAAGTTCGGGATCGGGGTCCTGACTCCCTCCGTGAAATGACTGAAGATGATGCACGACGGATCCTGTTGGGCGACATGAAGGACAAATCCCATAAGGATGCAGCGAAAGAATTAGGATTGTCTTATGGACAGATCTACTCGGCTCGTAAGGGGTTTACCTTCAAAGGCATCTACAAAGAATGGCGTGATGCACAGTAAATCCTAATATGAAGCACCTTCGCAAGAGGGTGCTTAAATTAGAGTTTACTAACCTGCCAAAAGGAGATTACCATGGCACTCTTGATCACCGTGATCGTAGTTCTGGGAATGGTCCTGGGGCACAAGATCGCAACTTACCTGGGCGTCTAACATGGACGCATACCTGACCGATGTCCTAATTCTTGGCACGACGTTCCTGGTGTTTTATGCCATGGCAAAGTACCAAGACCGTAAGAACTTTCACAGAGGAGTACGCAAATGACCAAAGCACCTCAAATCCTTGGACCTGCAGCAGAGGTCTACGCCAAACTCCCCGCCAGGATGCGCGTGGACATTGACGACTGGCTAGAAGATCGCCCTAACAAAGTCCTGTATGACAAGAATGATATACTTGACGCCTGGCTCGAATGGAACGGCATCCTTGGATATGACCAAGATTTCCGTGACCTCTTCGAAGCGCTGAAGTAATCTTCCCCAAGGGCATCGCACCAGGTGCCCTTCCAGATGTTTAACCACCATAAGGAGAGTATCATGTGGATCAATGT